GATGAAATTGATTATACATACTCAAATAAAATAGATGATAAGAAAGTGGCAAACGAATGTACACTATATGTAAAGGATTAGCAATTACGCATAATGTTTTGCGTATATACGAGGTACGCCAAACGATAAATTTCAAATTATAAAAAAATGCTTGTAGGCGTATCTTGTATATACGCTGTTATAAGCTGTAAAATAAAATTTTGAGCGATGGAAGAAATTGAATATGCTTATTGGGAAATACAATATGTAAGTTGTGAGGGTAATGATAGGTGGACAGTTGCACGAACACCTATTGAATGGGATGAATATGAAGTTAGAAATAGAATACCTATGGGTGGATGTGGTGATGATGTAGCAGAGGTTCGTGAAGTATTTGAAACATCAAATGATGATTATGGATGGGATTTCTGTGATTGAGCGTAGGCAATTTTATTTTATTGCTTATAACGGTTGGGTGTATGAGAAGGTTTGCTTAGATGAACTTTCAAATTATGCACAAATGCTGATAGCAAACTTTCTTATACACCTTGTTATGTGTAGGTGTGGTTAATTAAGGTAGAATGTTCAATTGGATAACTGAACAAAAATTTTAAAAGAAAAAGAAAGGTGGATTTTTATTATTTTAATATTTATATATAAAAGAAAACAATGAAAGATTTGAAACAATTTATTAAAACAACCATACGAGAGTTTTTGAATGAGAGTTCAATTGGGAATATTGAATATAAAATAACATATTCACCACCAGAAAATATTCATGTTGTAGCAAAGATTGATGGTGTTATAATTGGAACATTATCTATAATAGATGATAGTCATTTCTTATCAACAGAAGATGAACCAACATTTACAATTATGTCAGTATTTGTAGATAAAGAATATAGACAAAAAGGTATTTATATAAATTTAATCAAATATTTTTTACTAAATAATAAATATGGTGTCAAATCGTTATATTCTTCAAAAGAACCAGAATTTGATACAGAAAAAAGAACATCGGTTGCTGATGGTTTTTGGAAAAATGTTTATACAAATCAAAATAAATATGGTGTAAATGTTGATAAAATAGATAATGATTATGAAATTTCTTTAAAATAAGTGCGGTGGTATTTTTCTTTTAAAATTTCCAACCGAAATATTGATTAGAAGGATGAACGGAACACTTACACATAACGGTTGAGTGTATGAGTAGTGTGGCTTTGCACATACTTTCAACTTACAAATAAATTTATTTAGCCACATTACTTATACACTTTGTTATAACCAGTTAGTTATGGAAAATATATTTGAAAAGGGAAATAAAATTACAACGAACAGACGTAATTGTTTTGAAGTAATAGATGTTAATGAGCATCAAGTTGTTTGTAGAGATTTATTAACAGATGATTTTTCTGTTTTCTCTAAAACTGAACATAAGTTTGAAATAGCAAACATTAAACTTATACTCGAACTTTCATTAAAAGAAATAATAGAGGAAACAGAAATTTCAGAAAAAGATAAAAAACATATATTACTTCAAATGGGGTGTCGTTTGTCTAATTGGTTATAACGGTTTGCAGATAGGCGAAGAAGCCGAAACGAGAACTTAATTAGAATGATAAACTTTAAAATTTAAACAAAATGTCAAATAGAAAAACCAACGGCTTTTTTGCCTATGTGTTGTTAGCGGTAGTGCTTTCTTCTTGTGGTGAAGAAACTAAATTCCCTAACAGTCAATCAAAATTTATAGTAACAAGGATTGAACCTAACAAAACGAAAGGAACAAGTATTTACTTAGTCGAGCCTATCGGAAAAATGGATTTGAATATGAATAATACTTGGTTTGTGGATAGTGTTGGTAAGTTCAATGCTGGTGATACGCTGTGTTTTCAGCATTACCGCTAACGGTTGAGAATATATTTAGTATTATTTTTTAACACAAAACTTAAATAAAATGAAAGTAGAAATTTTAGAAGCAAAACGTAGATTGTATTTGTTATTAATGAAATTAGATGAAGATACAATAACTGATAATGAAGTAGAAATAATGTTCTTGTTATCAAAAGACGAACAAATACAATCGTTATTTGAAAACGCAAAGAAAAAATAATATTGAATATATTCTTTGTTATGTTCTCGTTTTAATGGAACATAACGGACAGGTATAACCGAAGGCGGGGATTAAGTGCAACCACCCTAACCAACGGCACAAAGTAAATTGGTAGTACAATAGCTGAATGACGGATATACGCCCCGCTTTTGGTTATGCAATGTTAGGCGTATGTAAATTTTACGATTATGGGACTACTAATATTTTTTGGAATAGTTATACTGTTTATGATAGCAGATGACAGACAAATTAAAAAGGACATTGATGCAGCAACCAAAATAAAATGGACAAAGAAAGATGCGGAGAACTATTATAAAAACTTTGACGAATGGCAGTAAAATTTATTACGCCTAACGGTTGCAAATATGAGAAGTAAATTTTTTCTGTAAAAAATAGACAAATGAAAATTTATTTCTTATATTTGTTGTTATGTATATGTAAAATAAAAAAATATGACAGGAATTCTAAAAAATCAAAAAACAAATGATGGACGTGGATGGTTTATTAATAATATTCCACTTCATACTGATGATATTGATAGGTTTGTTAATTACAACGAAAATGGCGAACTTATACATGATTATGAAAATAAAGAAGTGGAATATTATGTGGAAGAATACAACCATAGTTTTTATGGTAAGTATGATGTTGTAAGGATATTAGTCTGATTTTTTATTTTATTATACATAACGTTTTGCAGATACCCGAAGGAGGGGATTACGAAGCACAAAATTTAATAGAACAACAAATGTTTAACCGAAGCAAAAATGTTCATATAACCACTAAAACCCCTCTTTTGGGTATGTGCTGTTATAAGCCGTTTTTCTTCACAAATTTTAAATTATGAAATACATATCATTTGCTTTAATCACATTATGGGCTACTTGGATGCTCGTAACAAACGGAGATTTAAAACCTTCTGACAATTATTTTCTATGGATATTGGGAGTTTTATCCATAATGTATTCAGTTATAAATTTGGTTATCTTTTATGTTGATAGTCGGTCAAAAAATGGCTTATAACGTCCGATGATAAACAATCGTTTTAATGTTGTTTATCATTTGTTATAAGTATGTAAAACAAAAATTATACAAATTAAAAATATGAAAATTAAAGATTTAAAAGATTGGTTAGATACACTAACAAAAGAACACGATGAATGTGAAATTGTGTTTAGAAAAATTGTTGGTAAAGATAATAAGGATTATATGATTGCGAAGGATAATAGCATTGATGCTTGTGGAATAGACACAGACAATAATGAGGCTTATTTTTGTGATGAAACGACACACAACATTATTGAGAAAAACTCATAATTTTTGTTTTATTACTTATAACGTCCGATGATAAACAATCGTTTTAATGTTGTTTATCATTTGTTATACACAGTACGATTTATTAAGGTAGAATGTTAATTTAGAACACGAATAAAAACTTTTAAAAATGTGTGGTGGGAATAATATTTATATATAAAATAAAATACTATGAGTAAAAAAATGAGAGAACATATAGACATGGTAAAGAATTGGAAACAATTTTTGAATGAAAACATCGATAATGGTTATACTATGTACACTGGTATATCACTAAAACAATGGGAAAATGTTTGGAAAGATAAAAACTTAACTGATAGAGAAACCAATGTAACTGATGATAAGTCGTTTGCGTTTGATTACTCATACGACTTTACAACAGGTAAATATGATGATGTTATTGTTGAAATATCAAACATACCATTAGATGCGTTTGTTGCGTATAGAGTTGGTAATGTAAGTGATGATTATTATGATGAAGATAGTGAAGAAGAAACATATTCAGATGATGATGATTTTCATTCAATGAATGGTATGACTGATGATGAAAAGAAAAACATAATTGATAACTATTCATTGTTTCTTGTATCACTATACAAATATAAAGACATTATTTCAACAAAATTAATTAGAAGGTAGGGAATTTTTAAAAAGTTTTTACACAGAACTTAATTTGAAACAGTAATGTAGTATTGTGTATAACGTTTTGCGTATAAGAGATGTGGCACTTATACGAATGTTGAAATCAAGGCACAATGCCCAATGTGCCATATCTTTTATACGCTGTTATGTGCTGGGCGGATTATCAGCACTAAATTTAATTTAAAAACGAAATGACAAAGTTACCATCATTTGAATACAAAAAACTGATATTTCACAATACAAAAGACAATCTATTTCAAACAGATAGATTTGGAGATAAATTGATTTACAAATACGAAAATGGTAAATATCATCTAGTAAAAGACGACAGATTGTCTTCTGTAATATCAATAGAAGAATGCACATCTAAAAATCCACAAAATTATAACAATGACGATAATAATTGGAAGTAGATTTTAGCCTTGCACATAACGTTTTGCAGATAAGCGAAGGCACAAATAGCGTTGGCATTGTGCGGTTGGATTTGGGCTTTTGCTTATCTGCTGTTATAAGCCGTTTTTATTCACAATTTAATAGAAATACAATATGAAACTTAAACACAAAATCGACTACAAGGGACTTGAAAATTACCTAAAGTCTTTAAAGTATTCCGAAATCGAAACAAACTGGAATAAACCAGAAAAAGCAAAACTAATTGAAGGTAATTCGATTGAAGAAATTGAATACTTTAAAACCGACAAATCAAAAATACCACTTGAAAAAGTAATCCAATACGGAGAACCGTTTATGGTAGATGCTTTAGGCAATGATTTATCAATAGTCATTTTATCAAAAAGAGGTTACAAACTTCCAACTGGTAGAGTAATTAAAGCAAAATTCGTTACTACCATTATTGATGATTGCCGAGCCTTGTTTGGAACTCCGTTAAATGGCTATTGGAAAATCCCAAGTCAGTTTATTTCGGAGCTGCCTTAAAATGGCTTATAACGGTTGGGTGTATGAGAAGGTTTGCTTACGTAAACTTTCAAATTAGCACCAAACTTGATAGCAAACTTTCTTATACACTTTGTTATAACCAGTACGGTGAATTTAAGATAAAACTTGATTAATTGAAAAATAATTAGTATATTTGTAAAAAATGAATTATGGAAAATCTATTAAAACGACTTGAATATAAAGTTTTTAAGTATTACGAAAAAAATGTTGATGAAGTAAAAGATTATGTTTGGGATTATAATAAACCAAATAATGATATTACACAACTTGAACATAACGAAAGTTTAAATAGTTTCGTTAGGTATTATATGAAAGAATTTGATTTAGATATTGTTATAGCATCTCAACTTATTTGTGTTATATTTGATAATTTTGAAGATTTTCATATTATAGGTGAACATGATGTTTATAATTATAAAAGATACAAAGCTGATGTTAGTAAAAATTTTGAACCATTTTTTCTTATTAGAGAAAACGATAAAAACCTTGGTATTTGTATAAGAACAGATTTCAGAATTGAACCGAGTAATATCATTCTAACAAATACTGATGGCTCAAATTATAAAATAATTGATGTTTGGAACTTACCAAACGTTAAACTAATTGAATGTTTTAAAAACTAAAAAAATGGAAGATATCTTAAAAGATTTTAAAGAAAATTGGTTTCTTGATGAAACTAATACTGGTATTGCTAAAGAACATTATAAAGAAGAAGGGTTTAAACAAACTATACTTTTTAAAATAGAAAGAAAAGAATTAGATGAGAAGTATTATGAAGAATGTTTAAACACAATCAAACCATTATTAAATAACGAAAATTTAGTAATTTGTCATACACCAATAGTTGGTTATCAAACAAATAGTTATGCTGTTGATGATATTACTGATTTTGAATCAATTAAAAATTCTATTGAAAATGGTTTTATCGTTTTATTATATGCACCAGTAGTTGTTTATGGAGAATTAAAATATAAAAGTAAAATATTGCATCAATTTATTAAAATAACAAATCCAGATGTTAATAAAAGAATAGAAGTTGATTTAACTCCCAAAGATAAAAGAACTTGGGAAGATAAAATGATTTATCTAATTAACCATTCAGAAGTTATTGATGAACCTTATTTTAAATCTGAATCTGGGGAGTTATATCAAATGGGTGATAAACGAATAAATTGTTTAATTAAATCATACCAACCTCAATCAGATAAACCAATTTACCGTTCTGGACATATTAAATTAAATGAAATCGGTTATATATACAAATTGGTTAAAGATAAATATAATGATAATGGCAAAATTGTGATAGAAGAAATATGAATAAAATAGAAAAATTATTTAGTGTGTTACAAGAAATGGAAAACACTAAAAACGATAGACCAATAATATCTGAATTTACTGATAGTAATGATATTAAAATGGATTTGTTAGTTATGAATTTATTAAGTGAAAAAGTAATGCGAATATCAGAACTTAATAAATTAATCAATGAACATGGTGATAATATTATAATTTCAACCATGCCAATAACTAAATATAACGGTGATATTTACATTATGAGATATGAATTTTCAATAGAAACTATAAAAAGTTTAATTAATGGTATTGGTAAAGAAAAGGTTATTATTTACAGTGATATTGATGGGGTTAGTTCTAATAAATTACCATATAAATACCGTTGTGCTGTGGTTGTTAGTGGCGGTAATGTTAATCACCCAGAACAATATAAACCAATAAATGATGAAGACAATCTTAAATTACCATTTATTCATCACAAACCAATACCGATTTCTGAAATTGATTTTTCAGAACCTAAACCAATGATGAACCCAATAACCTATGAGTTAATAAACCCAGAATTATGGGAAGATGGGTTACATTTACAACCAAATATAATGAGTGAAAACTTTGAGGTAAATATGGTATATGAGGTAAAGGATAAAAAAGTGGTTAGAGTATATAAATCGAAGCAATAATGTAGTATTGGTTATAACGATACTCAAATATAAAATCGTTTTAATGTTTTATATTTGATGTTAGAAGAATGTGTTTTTGGGGGTTTGGAAGGTAGTCCGTTCGATTCGGTGCGTGAGTATGGTTACTCTCTCAGGTTCGATTCCTGACCGCAGTAATGCGAATGGTTGTAGAAAAGGAGGCATCCGCCTGTGAGTTCGATTCTCACACCCCAAAAACATTTCTTTCTAACGATATTCAGATATATTTAGGTTTTCTGATATTTATAAATAAAACAAAATTATGGGACACGAAATGAGAAAATATATAGACACTTTCAAACAAAAATTAACTGAATCAGAAAACTTGAATATATCTGATGTTAGAAGTAGTTTTACTTTGGATGATTTGAAAAAAGCGTTTGAATCGGGGAGAAGAATGAGTTGGACTGATATAAATCAGGAAGAACAAGAACCTTATTATTATTCATTTGACGAGTGGTATGAGGAATGGGTAAATAGTAAAAAGTAAAATTACTTCTAACGTCCGCAAATATAAGAAGTAAATCTTTTCATTAAAAATTAGACAAAGTAAGATTTATTTCTTATATTTGTTGTTATAAGTATGTAAAAAATTAAAATATGGAACAGATAAAACAAGTTTTTCAACAACACGGTATCTTTTGTAGTGTGATACCAACAAAATTAGGTAGTTTAGATAAATTTATGGGTTGGATTTATATACCACAAAATGGAACTACAAAAGATATTTCAGTAGGAGATTACAAGAAAGGATTTTCAACACCAAATGAAGTTGAAGAACAAATTGTTGAAAAACTTAAAGAACTTGGTTATATTTAATTTTTTATTACTTATAACGTCTGATGATAAACAATCGTTTTAATGTTGTTTATCATTTGTTAGGTTTTGTCATTAATTTGTTTTACCTTTGTAAAAAATATAGAATATGAAACACAAAGACCCATTTTTGGGAGAAATAGAATTAAAGAAGTTGGGTGAAACTTCCAGACACCTTATGGGTGAAAGTATCATTGAAACGATTTATATTGACGATTGGGGTAATTACTACATAGACACTTGGTTAATTGGAAGTGAAAGACAACCTATGAATAAAATAACAAAAGTTTTATTCGATAGAATAACTGAACTCTCAAAACAAATTAATGATTGAACCTAACGTTCCTCAGATATATTTAGGTTTTCTTTTTAATATATACACTAAAATAATAAACGAAGATGAAAGATTTAACACATATAAAAAGATTTAACGAGTCAGAAGAAAACTTGAATATATCTGATGTTAGAAGTAGTAGTTTTGACGATGTTTTAAAGGAATATGGTAGAGATGAAATTATCAGAGTTCTTTATTTATGGACACCTTTCAGACGTTCATCTGGCGATTTGGAAAGAATGACTAATGAAGAATTGGAATTTCATTGGAAGGAAGTAGTCAAAAACTATTACTTCTAACGGTTGGGTGTAAAAAATCGTTTTAATGTTTTTTACACTTTGTTATGAGTATGTAAAACAAAAATTTTTGCAATATGATAAAAGAAACTAAAACTACAAAAGAAGTAATAATTACCCACAAATATTGTGATATGTGTGGGAGCGAAATAAAACGAGGCATGGCTTGTTCTGTTGCTAAATGTGAGAAATGTGGTAAGGATTTATGTGATAAATGTGTGGGGAAGGAAAACAACACAATGGGTGATTACAGAGAAGTATATTGCAAAGTGTGTTGGGAAGTTGGAGAACCTTACAGAATAGCAATACAAGAACATGAAGATACAATAGATAAGTTGAACGAAGAATGGTCAAAGAAGTGCGGTGGCTAATTTTTGTTTTATTACTTCTAACTATTATATATACACACCTATTCGTAAAATATTGATAACCAATAAAAATTAAATGAAAATTCTTAAAATTTTCCAAGAAAAATTAAGATATAAAAATTATTCAGAAAAGAGTATAAATCTTTACACGTCTTATTTGAAAAATTTCCTTGAAACAATTGATATAAAAGACCCATATCAAATAAGGACTCAACAAATCATATTTTTTCTTGAAACATATCAATATAGTTCAACCAGTCAACAAAATCAGTATATCGGCACATTGAAGTTATTTGCTAAGTATATTCTTGGGAAGAAAGATATTCATTTAACAAAAATAGAAAGACCAAAATCTGAGAAGAAACTACCTAGAGTAATTGATGGTGATTTTATAAAAGAAAGATTGAGTAAGATTGAAAATCTAAAACATAAAGCAATCCTAACTTTAACCTATTCTGTTGGACTTAGAGTATCCGAAATAATTAATTTAAAGATTGATGATATTGATTCCAAAAGAATGTTAATCCATATCAAAAACGCTAAAGGCAAAAAAGATAGAATAGTTCCGTTATCACCAGTAGTTCTGAATCTATTGAGAGATTATTTCAAACAATACAGACCAAAAGAGTTTCTTTTCAATGGGCAAATAACTACCCAATATTCAATCGGTAGTTGCCAGAAGATATACAAAAAATACATTGAAAACAACGGTCATATCCATACTCTTAGACATAGTTGTGCAACCAACCTACTTGAAAATGGAACTGATTTGAGATTAATCCAGAAAATTTTAGGCCATTCGAACGTTAAAACTACCGAAATATACACACATGTATCCAATCAAATGTTATCAAAAATAAATCTTCCTATTTAAAATTTGGAAATCTCAAAAATATTTAGTACCTTTGCAAAAGATGAAATTTGATATATTTAAAACTAGACGTGGAAAACTTAAAAGTGGTTTGGAACTCAACTTGTTAAACAAAACAGTTGGGTCAAATGAAATTGATGTTATCCTCAACATGGTTGATGAATATGAAAAAGATAACCTAGATACGATTGAAAAATTAAAAAGAGACAAAAAAGTAGAATTGAATAAAATCAATGGTGCGTTGAAACAAACCATACATGCCCATGGGCCGATAACAAAAATACTTATAGGTTCAGCAAGCAAAAGAATCTACGGTGCACTTCTTGACAATCAACCAAAACCAAGTTTATTAAACAAAATCATCAAATGGATAAAATAAAGTACGTTGGCTGGTTCTTCCAGTTTTTATGGCAATGTATCAAAGACCTTTTTCAATACCCACTAGATTGTTTCAATGAAGTAGGTTTGTGGAAGGAAAACTACCAAGACTTTAAATTAAGAATAGATTTGGATACCGATGAGGATTTCAAAACTATGATAAAAGAAATTGAAAAAGAACAAAAAGAAAAAGATGAAGAATATTACTAAATTAGCTGTGTTTGACTTTGATGGTACGTTAATTATGACACCTTTGCCAGATACAGGTCGTCAACAATATCGAGAAAAAACTGGGAAAGAATGGCCACACAAAGGATGGTGGGGACGTGAGGAATCACTTGACACAACCATATTCGATATGCCATCCAACCCTAGTGTAATTGCTGATTACCAAAAGGAAAAGGCTGACCCTAACACTGCTGTAATCATGTTGACTGGTCGTATGACAAAGTTGGGTGACAAGGTAAAAGCTATATTGGATGCAAAGGGTTTGAAGTTTGATGGTTACTATTACAACAATGGTGGTAGCACTGATGTTGAAAAGATGAAGACTCTTGATATGCTTGTTGCTCAAAATCCAAACTTGGATTTGGTGGAACTATGGGATGACCGTTTAGAGCACATCCCAACGTTTGAACAATGGGGAAAGAAGAATGTTCTAGAAGGAAAAATCAAAGATTTTAAGATAAACGTGGTGTTCTCTGGACATCATTAATAATAAGCCCACCAAAAAGTGGGCTTTTTTGTTGCAAAACTAAAAATTTAATAGTATATTTGTAAAAATATGATTAAAATAAACGAAATATTAGAAGGAAAATTAAGCATGAACGCTAGTGGTTCAGCTTACCTAGTGAGTAATGATTTACCCAAGGACATTTACATTAGCAAAAACCATACGAACAAAGCACTGCACCTAGACACCGTTAAGGTTAGAGTAATAGAAGGCAATGGTCGTTCGATAGAAGGTGAAGTAGTTGAAATTATAGAACGATTCAGAAACGATTTTGTTGGTACGATTCAAGTATCACCTAGATATGCTTTCTTTATCCCAGACAGCAATAAACTACCCATTGACTTCTTCATCCCGTTGACCAAATCAATGGGTGCCAAAGATGGCCAAAAGGTTGTGGTACGTTTGGTTGAATGGAAAGACGATGCCAAAAACCCTAACGGTGAAATCATCCGTGTTATAGGTGATGCTGGGGAACACGAAACAGAAATCCATTCTATACTTGAAGAGTATGGTTTACCATATGACTTTGATGGTGATGTAATCGCTGAATCAGAATCCATTCCAGAAATCATACAACAATCAGAGATTGACAAGCGTAGAGATATGCGTGATGTACTTACATTTACCATTGACCCAGCGGATGCCAAAGACTTTGACGATGCATTGAGTGTTGAATGGGTGAACGGTGAGTTATTCGTTGGTGTTCACATTGCCGATGTATCGCATTATTTGCGTCCAGATACTGAATTGGACAAAGAAGCTTATGCTAGAGGCACAAGTGTTTATCTAGTGGATAGATGCGTTCCAATGCTTCCAGAAAGGCTTTCTAACGGATTATGTAGTCTTAGACCACACGAAGATAAGCTTTGCTTCTCAGCGGTGTTTAAATTGGACCATAATGGTAAGGTACTTGAAGAATGGTATGGAAGAACTGTAATTAATTCAAATCACCGATTCACATACGAAGAGGCTCAAGAAATGATTGAGTGGAAAGATTATAATGCGGTGTCAAGTCTATTTAAAAAAATTGGACTTGTTGATTTTAGTGTTGATGAAAAAGTAGATGAAGATTTAGCTAAAGCTACTAATTTAACCAACGCCATAATACAATTGGATAAGATAGCCAAGAAAATGCGTAAAACTCGTTTATCCAAGGGTAGTATATCATTTGATAAACAAGAGGTTAAATTCAAGTTGGGTGAAAAGAACAAACCAGTTGATATCATATTCAAAGTTGGCAAGGATTCAAACAAATTGATTGAGGAATACATGTTGTTGGCAAACAGACATGTTGCAAAATTCCTTAATTCCAAACGCATAGCAAGTGTCAACCGTGCACATGATAAACCCAATGAAGAAAAGTTAAACAACTTGAAAGAGTTTATCAAGCAATTCGGTTATGACATCAAAACACAAGACCCAGTTGAGATATCCAAAACACTTAATAAATTGCTTGAGGATGTGAAGGGTAAACCAGAAGAAAATATGATTGATAATCTTGTTGTTCGTACCATGCAAAAAGCAGACTACAGAACCAAGAACATTGGTCACTATGGTCTGGGTTTCAAAGACTATACACACTTTACCAGTCCAATCAGACGTTATCCAGACGTGATGGTTCACAGGTTGTTGGGTAGAATATTGGAAGGAAAACCAGCACCTAAATTGGAAAAGCTTGAAGCCAAGTGTGTTTATTTATCAGAAAGAGAAAAGAAAGCTCAAAAAGCTGAACGTGATTCTATCAAATATATGCAGTGCAAATATATGGAAGATAATGTCGGTAGAATCTATAAAGGTATTGTAACATCTATTGCGGAATACGGATTGTTTGTTGAAATTGAAGAAAACAAATGTGAAGGGTTGGTTAGATTATCAGAAATTGGTGGAGATACTTATATAGCTGATGTAAACAACTATTGCATAAAAGGTTTCAATACTGGCCAAAGCATAAGACTTGGTGATGAAGTTATGGTAGTTGTCAAGTCCGTTGATGTTGAAAAGAAAAACATCAATTTGACACTACTTAGACTATGACAGACGAAAAACTAGTGACTGATTTTTTAAACCGAGAATATAAAGTTTTTGTTGATATATACTCGGTAGCTATCAAAGATAAAACCAGAGATATAAAATATACACAAGAATCATTCAAAGCATTCTTGGTAGAGATATTCGGTAATTTCAAAGGACTGGCTCGTATTTTTGATGACTGGTTTTATGAAAATGAAAAAGTTTTGTTAAAGTCATTATATGATTATTTTGATACATTGGATTTGAGCAAAAAAAGCGTTACGCTAATGGGTGAATGTTCTAGCATATTCGCTATCAATAGTGATTTCTCTTCAGTTTTTGTAACAAGTAAGTTTGAAGAATACTATATTAGAAAAGTTGTTGAACCAAACGTTAAAGATTTCTTGAATGACAAGAGCAAAGAGCTGACAAGTAAAAATTTGGAATCTCTTTTGGATGTAGAATTACAAGGTGAAACACCCAAAGTTTATGAATCTCTTATTGAAAGGGTGAACAGATGGTATTATGATGATGTATTTTATGATAAAATAATGGAATTCATAAAGAATACTACTGTAGGTTTGGGTCAAACAAATTGGATTGTCAAACATAAAGATTATGGTACCTTGGATTTGAATAGTCTTAATAAGTATTTCCCGACTGAAACCAAATATCAACAAGTTTATTTTAGGCAAATCTTCTCTCAATGGTATGATAATAGGGTGATAGAAATAAGTGAAAAAATGATGGAAGAATTTTAAAGAAAAGTTTGGTAGATTCAAAAATATTTCATACCTTTGTCTTAATAAAATATAATTATGCGAATTTTAGCGATATCTGACACACACAATAAACATTTACAAATACCCAGTAGGTTTATTGAAAATTCTGATAACAGCGTTGATACCATTGTACATGCTGGTGATGTATCTAGCCGTGGATACAAAGGTGAAATTATAGATTTCTTGAAGTGGTACAACGAGTTAAATTTCAAAAACAAAATTCTGATAGCTGGTAACCATGATTTCTATTTTGAAGAAGGTAAACCAGAAGACATAGCTGCTATGTTGGCAGAATACCCTAACATCACTTATCTTAACGATAGCGGTGTTGAGATTGATGGGGTAAAGTTCTGGGGTAGTCCAGTACAACCATGGTTTTATAATTGGGCTTTCAATAGAAAAGGAACTGACATTTGTAAACACTGGGATATGATTCCAAATGATACACATGTATTATTGACACATGGAGGTCCAAAAAATATTGGTTCACTTAATGTGACAAGTAGAAATAAAGAAGATGTTGGTTGCCCTTATTTATATGAAAAGTTGAGTGAATTAAAGAACCTTAAATTATTCGTTCAAGGGCATATTCATGAGGCTTATGGTAGAATGGATTTCCCAGATGGGGGTATATTTGTAAATGCCAGCGTATTAAACTTGAGATACGAAATGGTCAACCTTCCTATTCAAGTAGAAATAACAGTATGAAAAAAATAAAATGGTTAACACTTATTGAAATTGTGTTATTTTTTATATTATTAGGTTATATAATTTTAAGATGGGATACTACTCATATATCAGTGGGTGATTTCTTTTGTCTTGAAGTATTGGCTATGCTGTTTTGGTATGAATACGACAAAATTAAAACAAAAATAAACAAAAATGGGTAAGAATCACAACAATTACGGTTACATTTTTTGGAACAATACCCATGAAAATGTTTGGTATGCAATACCTACCTCTGAAACACTACCATTCTTCAATGGGGATAGAAAAAAAATTAAAGGTGTTTTAACAGCATCAACAATTGACCAATTACTAACAACATTAAAAAACAAAAAGTAATTTGAAAAAGAAACATCGAATTATTTGTCTTGGTGATACGCATGGTAGAGTGGATTGGAAAAAAATAGTGAAAAAAGAAGCTAGTGCTGATAAGATTATCTTCATAGGTGATTTTTTTGACACACATAACCAAGGGGTTAGCGGTAATAAACAAATCGTTAATTTTAAAGAGATAGTTGAATTTAAGAAAGCCAACCCAGACAAGGTTATCCTTCTTACTGGCAACCACGATTATCATTACATCAGAGGTGTTGGTGAAACATACTCTGGTTATCAAGGTGGTTATGCTTTGGAGATAGGTGAACTGGTTGAACAAGCAATTAAAGATGACCTCATGCAGATGTGTTATCTACATGACAAGTTCTTTTTTAGCCACGCTGGGCTGACCAAGACTTGGATACAGAGAGTTTTAACTCCGAACAATATCAATCCTTTGGTTGATGATGTTATGGTTCAACACATAAATGATTTTCTCAAGTTTCAACCAAGAGTATTTGAGTTTATGATGGGTGATAATTTTGACCAAACAGGTGACGATATAACACAAGGCCCAATATGGGTTAGACCATATTCTTTGATGGTAGATATGGTTGATGAAATTACTTGTGTTGTTGGACATACACAAGTTAGAAAGCTTGAAATCAACCCAAAATTAATACTTATTGATTGTTTAGGTACTACCAAGGAATATCTGATAATTGAAGATGGTATCCCAAAAAGTTCAGAATAAATTTGGAAATGTCAAATATTATACTTACCTTTGTATTATGAAAATAGAAACTACTGTAACACTAAGATTATTGTTAATTTTTGCAATTGCAATAATGGTTGTTTGTTTAATACCACCACCATCACCACCATCTTCACTAACAACCGTATCATTAGAAAAGATTAGAATAGATTCTGTTTATTCAAAACCTAGATATGAAGTTATGCCAGAACTTATGTGGGTTTATACCACCAAGGAAGGCTCGTTTACCACCAACATGGAAAAATATAAGATTGGTGATTCTATTGAGGTCAAAATTATTAGAAAATTAAATTAATACCGTGAAAGTAATAACCAAAAATCGTAGAGCCTATTTTGAATATACGATACTTGATAAGTATATTGCTGGTATTCAATTGAAGGGTTCTGAAGTCAAGTCAATAAGACTCAACAATGTCAATATGACTGAAGCCCATTGCTTTATTCAAGAGGGTGAAATGTTCATAAAAAACATGCATGTGTCTGAACATAAGCAAGGTGGAATACATAATAACCATACACCAATTCGTGACCGTAAGCTACTTTTGAAGAAAAAGGAGATATTTACGTTAAACGATAAGGTTAAGCAGAAGGGTTTAACCTTGGTACCGTTGGCAATATTATTATCCCCAACTGGTTATATCAAGATTGAGATAGGTCTTGCCAAGGGTAAAAACACCTATGACAAAAAAGTTTCTATCAAACTTCGTGACCTTGATAGGGATATGAAGAATCAATAATTAAAATCAAATTATAAAGAATACTTTCTGAAAAACTTGTTTTTTCATAAAAGTTTTAGTATCTTTGCATTTCTAACTTTTTTAAAAACATACTATGAAGCAATTTGTAATCACATCCAAAGTAACCAACCGAGAAAACCAATCTTTCAATCAATATCTTAAAGATATTTCTGAAATTGAGGTGTTTAGTTCAAAAGAAGAGGTTATTTGTGCTGAGAAAGCTAGTCGTGGTGATAAAAAAGCCATAGATGAATTGGTACGTAGAAACTTACGTTTCGTTGTTTCTGTTGCCAAACAATACGCAACAACACAAAATCCATTAGAAGACCTTGTAAATGAAGGCAACATTGGTCTTATAATAGCCGCTGAAAAATTCAAACCAGAAATGGGTTTCAAATTTATTTCATATGCTGTATGGTGGGTTCGTAAAATCATAATGGAACATCTTTCAAAACATGGTCGTTTGGTTCGTCTTCCAGCAAATAAAATAAACAGTCTTTCCAAACTGGATAAACAAATAAATGAGTTGGAACAAAAATTGGGTAGAAATGTATGTATTCAAGAAATAATTGAAGAATTTGGTGGTGATACAGATTTTGATGGTAAATCAACACAAAAGAAATTTAAAAATGAATACATGTTATTGGATACGTTAAATGATTATAGTATGGATTCTTTGGACCGTGATATTAGTGGTGATGATAAAGGCACAACACTGGCTGAAACAATATCAGATGATTCTATGTTCAAATCTGCCGATAATGAGTTGTTAACTGAGGATGTAAGGAAACAGTTAAATGAAGTTCTTGATATATTAAAACCTAGAGATAGGTTAGTTATGGTGGGATTGTATGGATTGGATGGTTGTATACCAAGAACACTAAATGATATTGGGGATGAAATAGGTGTGACTAGGGAGATGGTTCGTCAGATTCGCCAAAAATCATTAGCTATTTTAAAGAAAAAATTACTTAATTCATCAATTAATAATTAAGTCTTTTTTAATATCTCTATTAATGTAACTACATAAAGGTTGAAGATTGGTATAATGATTTAATTGTATAACATCTTCAATAGTTATTGCTGATGATTGAGGTATTATATGGTCAATATCCCAACCGTAATCTGGTGTACCATTGTATAAACCTCTATTATCCCAATTCATCCATGTCTCAAATTTTGATTCAATGTAAGTTTTAAATTCTTCAAAAGAACAACCAAGTATTTCATGTGTTTTAGATGTTTTTTTATAACCCTTTCTGTTGAAAGCGTTATGAATTAATGACCTAGTAATACAAGTCATTCTATATAATGGGTTTTCTTCTCGTTTCTTTTTTCTTTTTTCAATAATTTTTGTTTTATTTTTTTGAAAATAGTCACGGTTTCTTTTTAATTTTTTAGCTTTTGCTTCTGGATTTTTATCAAAATATTCTCTATGTTTTTTATTTATTTCTTCACCATTTTTTTTACGATTTTCTTTTGATTTTGCTAAAATTTTTTCTCTGTGTTTTTCATGATATTTTTTATCATGGATGGTTTTTTTATCTTTATTATTTTCACGCCAAATTTTCATATAAACTTTCCTTTCTTCTTTTGTCATAATATATTCTTTATAAATAAATATCTCATAAATTTGAAAAGTTCGTCAGATTCGTGAAAAAAGTCTTGCAAAATTAAGAAAGAAACTTGAATCATTAATTAATAATTAAACCTTTTTTAATATCTCTATTCCTAATAGAAGACAAGGAAAAACGCATTCAAAACCTTAAAAGAATACTATTCTAGCAGTCTCATGTACACATTTGTGTACATAAACTATATTTAGCTACTTTTTTCCTATCTTTTAGATATTTATTACAAAACAATCAGATATTATGGAAAACAACATAATTAAAAAATTATTACGAGAAGCTTTGCTAGAAGTTTTGCTTGAAAGTAATGAAGATAATCAAGGTCGAAAAGATTATTCAGATTTACAAACGGCAATGGGTAAACCCTTAGCACCAACAATGGTTGGTTTATTCACGGCAATGTATGGTAAAAAACCAGATGCCACTGAAAGGTCACTTTTCCGTAAAAAACTATATCAAGAGAAAAACGATGAGGGTTCTGTATACCAATTTGATGACGAAGAGCTTAACAAAGCGAGAACTTCTCTTAAAATAAAGTAACGTATACTTTAAAATCCCCAGCAGAAACGCTTGGGATTTTTTTTGTCAAAAAAAAACGACAAAGGTACTAAAAAAAATTGTTTTCCAAATTTTTCATACATTTTTTATCAAAAAGTTATCAACACTTTTTTTGAGGTAGGTGTAAACACAAAACCCCAAGCACTTTGGTAGTGTTGGGTTGCATTGACTGTATTGTGGGTGGTTAGTCCACAGGTTTGGTTAAGTTATGCAAAGGTATAAATTCATTTTGATATTTCCAAATAAATTTACAAGAAAATAAATTTGTTTATGTGGTTTTTTATTCGTACCTTTGTCCTATTCACTTAATAAACCAAATATTCATGAACAAGAACGTAAAAAAAGTAGAAGATTTCATTCGTCATTTTGAAGCTCTAGAACAATTGAACAACAACACACATAAAGAGTTGAGTGACATTGATAAACAACTGGCAAACTGGTATCATAGAGTTGAAGGTACTAGCATCACCCACATATCACAATCACACAAACTTATGAAAGAAATTCAACCCATACTTAAAAGACGTAGGGAGTTGAAGATTGAAACGCTTACATTGAGGTCAACTTGTGATTCATTGAGATTAACCATGCAGAAAATAAAAGACAACCATAAGAATCATTTAAAACAAAACGAAAAGGTTTTGCAAGAAATAAAAGACAACGCAAATGGCAACCAAGATTGATAAACTAAAAGACCTTGACTATGATGAAATCGTAGCACTGGCAGTAATTGAAAAAGATGAAGACCTTAATGAAATTTTTACTGATGAAGTAAAGATGTCATATAATATGCTACGTACCTTATCCAAAGAAGGTAAACTTAGTGAAAGTACACAGGATTTTATCAGACAATTATTTGATAAGATTATTCTTACCAAATCTAGTCTTATCAACAAATACCTTCTATTTGCACAAGCTGATGGCAAGACTATTTGTGTTATTAAATCAGAACAAATACCAGAAGAACCCAAGATTGAATTGGTTATTGAAACACCCAAACTTATAAAAGAAAAGAAAGAGAAAAAAATCCCAAGAAGATATGGCAAAGCCAACATCTTAAATGATATTGTCAGTCAAGGTGGGAAGCCTACAAATGCTCAACTTACAGCACTAGCAGTAAATGATTTGAAAAATATATATACCAATCTGAATGCTAGAATGGTAAATGATTTGCTAACTAGCAGACCTAAACTTACAGATGAAGACTATCGTGATATAAGAGCAACAATAACCATCGTAAAAAACAAACTCAAGGATATACTTAAAAAAAAATAAGATAACCCTTGTTTATATCATTTATATTATGTACCTTTGTATTTCATTATTAAAAAACTAAATTAGAAAAAAATGGCTAAAACTAAAACAGCGACTACCAAAAAAACCAACACTAAATCAACTGTTAAACCTGTGGTTAAAAAAGCAACAGCTAAAACTACAGATAAACCTGTGGTTAAAAAAGCTACAGATAAACCTGTGGTTAAAACAACTCCCAAAAAGGATGCCAAGCCAGTGAAGTCTACTGGCAACAAAGAATTGGACAAGATGTTAGCTACCATTAAGGAAGCTACAAAGAAAGGTGATAAAAGCGTTGTTGTATTCACAACCAATCGTAGCCATCACAAAGCAAATGTGAGTGAAATGAGTATCAGCGTACACGATTTGAAACCTAAGTTATTAGAAGCATACAAACACTTGTTCTGCAAATTTGATATGATAACCAAATTGGTGAATATTGAAGAAATGGCAGTTGAATGGATTGTTAAATTGAAGTAATTCAAAAATACTTAAAAAAAAGCGAGATTATATTTTGTAATCTCGCTTTTTTTATTTACCTTTGTATTCTAATCAAAAATAAATAATTATGTCAAAAAAAGTAGCCAAGCTTGTATATGTGTCACTTATGACACGAGTAGTAGTTGATGAAAATGCAACAGAACAAGAAATCATGGAACTTGCTGTTCCAAGATTATCAGAAAATCTTATGGATTCACCATTTGAACACCTAGAAGACATTACTGATGATTTAGAGTGTCCGTTTGATGAAAACATTGAATTGTCAGAGGAAGAAATAAATATTTTAAATTTAAGAAAATAAAACCCTATGGCAAAGCTAAAACAATTCGACCTTACGAAATATTACAGAGGTATTGAACTTAGTGTAATTTGTGTTACAACTTCACAAAAGAAATTTGCAGAACTGTTGGATACATCTACTAACGATGTCAAAAACTATGCTTTGTGTTATGAGCCAAGGAATCAAGAATGTATTGACAACCCAGACACACTATTCGCTAAAATAGGACTGGGTGGTGAAGGTACTTATGTCTTTGAACGCAACAAGGTATTGCCTTATACAGAATATAAGGCGATGATTGATAAACACAGAGAAACATATAGTTCTTACCGATATTATCTTGAAAAAAATTGTAAATAAATTTGGAGATATCAAATTTTATTCTTACCTTTGTACTCTAATCAAATCTAATTATCATGGCAAGAATCAAAGTTCGTTTTAATTTAGGCAGAGGTGCCAATTACATGAAGTGGAAAGTTACCTATCCAGATGGAAGTGTTGAATACCACAACCCAACCGAAGTTCAATTGGTAATGAAAAAACCACAACTTAAAAACCACAAGGGTGTGGCAAAAAAGATATTTGAAGGCGGTAATAAAGTTGTATGTGCATGGGTGTTGTGTGAAAATATTGAAATCATTACTGAAAACTTTAACCAATCAGACCTACAAGGTAGACGTATTCGCTACAACCCACGTGTTCAACCCAACTGGTTGTTGGATGATGGAGTGGTAGATGATGTGAAATTCAATCGTATTGAAAGCGTTGATAGTGGTTTGTATATCATGTACTAAAATTAATAAAATTAAACAATAAAAAAAATGGATTTTAAAAAATTATTAAGTCAATGTCAAGAAGTGCAAAGTCGTGTTTTCAGAACTGGTTCGTATTACGAATACAATGGGCGTATTATACTTGAGTATATGCGTTCATCAAAGAATGTTTGGGTTGATGAAGAAATATCATCTTTGATACCTAAAGAGGAAGAAGCTAAATGCGAAGCTGATATTCGTTCGTTTTTACCTAACGCTAAAAATGTTTATTTTGGTAGTGGTTTAAATAGGGGGGAAGATGAACTTAAAGAAAAACTTAAAAAATTATTTGGTTTTGTAATATAATTTTCTTACCTTTGTATCATTAACCAATAAAATAAACAGTCATGACAAATCAGAAATTTAATATCAAAAAACAAGGTGGATTTTTTGTAGCTTTTGACACCGAAGATAAAAAAAGAAGCTATGGTAAAGTTAGTATCAAAACTGGTAAATTCGTTGGTGATACACGTTGTATGGTTGACTTGACAAATTACTGGGATGAGAATGTTCGCAAGAAACAAGATGAACTTTACGACAAGGTACTAGAACAAATAAAACAAGATGTTGCTGATGGTGATTTGTCAGCCATTGATGAACTATTGAAATTTGTACCCAAGGAAAATTTAGAAGCTTATTTACCATAAAAAATTATAAAATATGAAATTTTACAACACGTTCAAGAGTGGAAGTGGTTACAAAACCACCGAATGGTCAGAAACCGAAATGGGAAATTTCAACATTGTCATGTTGATGATTTATTCTTTCCTTTTGGGAATATTCTCCATAATCGCATCACCAATACTTATACTGGTAACCCTTCATGATATCGAAGATGAAGGTGCCAAGCCTAGTATTTTTGGTGCAATTATAAGTGGATTTTTTTTGTTGGATATGCATTATCATTTTTTATTGTATGGTGTTTTAGGTCTTATATTGGGTGATTATGGACTTCATCTATGCACCAACCTAAATATAGCATATCTTGTAGTACATCTATTTTTGATAATTTTTAGTGCTACCGTATATTACAATGTGGTGGATGAAACCAAACGAATGATTACACTTGTATTGGCTACGCTAATTATTTTCTTCATATCATTCAGTATAACCAGTGGTGTATACACTTACAAGGAAGCACCTAAACACATTGAAACACAAGAGGAAAAAGATATGAGGGTAAGTAGAGGTGATTTTAAAGATGAACAAGAACGCAAAGAGTATTTTGATGCCCAAGACAGAAGATGGGGCAACTAAAATAAAAATGACATTTTATTTGGAAATGTAATTTCTTTTCCTTACCTTTGTATCCTAATCAAAACCAAAAGCCATGACAAACAAAAACGTAACAATTGAAATCGAACAAGACCACATCAGCATCAATCACCACGGTGAAGAAATCGTTTACTGGCACTCTGATGAATGGAATGAAGATGCTGATATCGTTATAAGCATAACCAACGCTGTTATGTTGGCATCAAGCGGTCAAATCCTTGAACTACGCAGATTGGTTGGTAAACAAATGGTAGTTGGTGTAACTGAAATCACACAAGATAACGTGGATAAAATTCGTTACTACATCAACAACATGGATGACAATGGCAGAGAAGATATTGTAGTTATATCACCCAACAGAGAGGATATAATGAAAGAATGGGAAGAAATGAAAGCTGATGAAAGCAATTACGATATGCACTTATATATTGCTATTGCAGAGTCAACCATAGATGATTTTGAAATCTTGGATGATGAAGTGATTGATTCATATCTAACAGAAGAATAAATATTACTTGACCAAATATGCGTAATCGCTGTTGCATTGGCAACTCGGTTTGTGTTAAGTTAAAATAGACCAACTTGGTGGTTCTTGCTTGGTCGAAAATGGGTGGTATATATCACCCATTTTTTTTAAATAAATTTGGAAATGTCAAATCTTTTTCATACCTTTGTATCCTAAACAAAATACAATGTACATCAATAGAACCCTTTTAGATTTATCTACATTATACGCAACATTGACCATATTTGAAACCATAGAAATATTGGAACAGGTGGTTGGAGCCAAAGAAGAATTGGAAGATGTTTTGGGTATGCTTAGAGAAGATTCTACTGACATTCAAGAAAGACTTGGAGAAATCATGCGTATTGAAGAACAACTTGAATACATTGACAAAAACATTTATACACTGGAGAACGCTATCTTGTGCCACGAAACCAAAATATTTGAAAAAATAAATATATTAGGTAAAACAGCAGTTATTTGCTTGAACTAACGGTTCTTCTTTAATGTTTGCTAACGGCTGACGTTATCCTTCAAACAGTTTTCTTTGAGGAGAATAAAGGTTATACATTTACATCACCAAAGCAATAAAGCAGAGGTTAAATTTAATCAAAATGACAACAGAAATATTAATCAAAAAATTGAGTTTAGTACAAGATACCCTTGAACTTATGGAAATCGACTTTATTACTGGTGATAAAGGTTCTTTGGAACATCATCATCAACAATTTGAAAGGTTTAAGGGTATGGAAATTGTATTATTGTCGCTTCTTGGCAGAATACAAGAAGAAACTTTAAAAGAGAAAGATTTTACATCTTTTAGACATAAAATTAGGAATTAACCAAAATAATCAATTAAAATAAACAAAATGAATAGAGTAATTAAATTTAGAGCTTTTGATGGTGAAAAAATGATTTATCAAAGCCAAACAATTATGACTGATAATATTGACCAGTTATGGTATTTTTTTAAAAATATCTGTAAAGATGCAATATTTATGCAATTCACAGGACTTATTGATATAAACGGAAAGGAAATTTATGAGGGCGATATTATTAAATATTTCAATAGAGTAGCGCAAATCAAATATAGTGATATGGACGCTTGTTTTTATATGCTTACCGAATATGATAAACAAAGTTTTTCGTTATGCCATACTATAAATGATTCTAAAAAAGACTTAGAAATAATTGGAAACATATTTGAAAATCCAGAATTAATTAAATAATATGAAATATCAAATTAAAGAAATCAAAGAATTTATTTTAAGATGCTATGCAAGTGCAGGGCAAAATTCAAAGCGTAATAAGATGGGACGCACTGTTTAATTGGCTATAACGGTTGGGTGTATGAGAAGGTTTGCTTAGATGGGCTTTCAAATTAACCACTGAACTTTATAGCAAACTTTCTTATACACCTTGTTATACACAGTGCGGTTTAATTAGGTAAAAGATTGATACGAAGCCCCACAAAAAAACTTTTTAAAAATGTGGGTAGGAAATTTAATTCTGAATATTTATATATAAAGTAAAAATATAAAACTATGAGTGAAGATATTAGAAAAATGATTGATAAAGTAAAGAACTTTAAACAATTCGTTAATGAAAATGTTGAAAAAGAAAACAACACAGAAGGAAAAAGTAAATACCTTATAGCGTTACCTGCATTTCGTGGTGATAAAGGATTTAATCATCAAACAATATTAGTTTCTGCAAAAGACGAAGATGATGCAAGAGATATTGCAAGACATTTAAAACCACATTCAAATATTGGTGATGTTAAAAAAGTTGATTATTAAAATGTGTGTGGAAAATTTTTAAAAAGTTTTTCTCGCAATTGTTAAATCGAAGCACTTTGGTAGCATTGTGTATAACGGTTTGGTGTATGAGAAGGTTTGCTTAGATGAACTTTCAATTTACCACTGAACTTTATAGCAAACTTTCTTATACACCTTGTTATGTGTAGTAATTTTGTGGGTGGGATTTGAACTAAAATTTAATTTCTTAATATTTATATATAAAGATAAAACTATGGAAAACGAAATGAGAAAGCACATAGACACATTCAAAAAAAGAATGTTGGAAAATCAAAACTATAATTTTGGTAGATATATTCTAATTTTAGATAGTATTGATTATGATATTAAAACATCATTATTAATTATTCAAGATGAAGATGAATTGAATAAATTCATAAATTCTTTTGAAAAAGAAGTAACAGGTGGTTCATCTAAAATTAAGGTTATAATAGATACTACAAATATGAAATACTATGATGGTGATAGTTGGAAACAGACGAGTTTAATAACTTGGTCTCAATATATCGGAGATTATGGTTTTTAATGTGGGTGGGTTAAAAAATTATTACACATAACTAGTATATATACACAAGTTTTTATAAATAATTGGTAATCTATTCTTTATAAGATAAAAATCATTTATTTTCTTAAAAATTATAAAATAAATTTGTATAATTCAAAAAATTTTATTACCTTTGTATTCTAATCAAAAATAAATAGCCATGTTAAAAGCAACGTATGACCTCAACACCAAAGTACTGACCATCTTCGGTAACGAAATCAAAACCTTTGTAGAAACTATTGATGAAATGGGTGAATGGAGAACTGTCAATGACTTAGATGACAACCCACTCTTTGATGTTCAATTGGACTTTGATGATAGCATTGATAAAACCAGTGCTGACACAACTCTAAACCCAGAGAACTACAATCTACAATATGTTAACCTTATCAAATTGTCAGAAGATACCTACGAAATGGGACATGACTGGCAGAATGCAGAATTGACCACCATCAAAACACAACCACTTTATGTTATGGGTGTAACCAATGAAATCAAGTTCAACCCAACCAACGCTACCTTTGAAGTACGAAACGACAAAAACGAAGTAAAGCTATCAACCAAAAGCCTTAACAAAGCCAGTGACTACTCTGTGTTGAATGGTGGTAATGTGATAGCTATTGATTGCAACGGAATTGAAAAAAAGTTGAAATAAAATTTGGTAATATCAAATATTATTCTTACCTTTGTATCATAATCAAAAACAATAACTATGGAAAACATGACAGAACAAGAATTGGAATTTGAACGCCAAGAACGTGAGCATGAAAGACTTGAAAAAGAAATTCGTGATGCCAAAGAAGTGGTAAATGCACTGGGCAATTACGTGAACTATCGTAGGTCTAGCAAAGCCTTTGCTGAAGCATTCAAACGTGAGCATCGTACCCTTCAACAATCAGCCTTCAAGATGTTCTTGGAACTAATGGAAGAAATGGCTACAGAAAACTATCATACTGATGGTCGTAACGAAGATAGCAAGAAGATGGCTCAAACCCTTCTTAAAGGATTCCAAATGGCTAAGAAACAAGAATACATCGAACAAGGTGTATCAGAAGAACGTGCCGAAGAATATGTTACATTGGGTGATGGTGCAAAACCAAGCCGATATATATCACTCGTATGATGGACTACAGAAATATAGAAGAAGGAACCGAATTATTTCATCCAACACATGATATTGTAAAATTTGTTGCTTTTGATTATGGTTATTGTTATGTTGAAGCAAAAAAACATGGATATTACATGGTTGAAAAAAATGAATTGCGATATGGTTGGAATTGGTGGGTTATTAGAGTACTTTCCCAAAAATTAGAAAAACTTTAGAAGGAATAACAAAAGACATAAAACATGATTGATATAATAGGATATATCGGAATTGTTGTGGTGCTGATAGCATTCATGATGACTGACATGACCAAGCTACGTATAGTAAACATCGTGGCTTGTTTGATATATGTTGTCTATGGTTGCCTCATACATTCAACCCCTACTATCATTTTGAACATACTGGTCATATTGTTGAATCTGTATTTTTTATTTAAAAATAAATTTGGAAATACCAAATAAATTGTTTACCTTTGTATCCTAAACACATTAATTATGCAAATAGAATTTATTGAAGGAGAATTAAAGACAATACCAGATTGTTTGATTAATAGTCTTATCATGGAACAAGCTTCCGATACTGCTAATAAATTAACAGAATTGGAATGCAAACTTTTGGGTATTGAGTGTTACAAAGTGGAAATGGAAGATGATACCGAAGTTTCTTCATACACTGAAGAAGCACAGGATATCTTTGATGTTCATTATGATGAACAAATGACAGAGTTGTATAATTTGTTAAACACACAATTAAAAACCATTACATCAAAATAATTTATGCAAAACCAAGCACTAAAATCAGATATAAACAACATCTTATCCGTAAAGGATGATGTATCAATCACCAAAGATTCCATAGGTGGTGCTTCCATATCCGTCTTCAATGATAAAACCAATCAAGACCTAGGAAGTTATCTGTACAAGACACTGGAAAAACGTGACAGCGATTTTGAAGAACTACAAAATATCTTGAACAATGAAGGATAAACAAACATACATGGTGCTTGACCATGAAGGTGTGCATGAATATGACATCGTAAAAAAATCAACCGATAAAGGCGAAGAAATCACCCTATTCCGTTCAAACAATTCTACATGGACTGAACAAGCCAAAGGTGAAAAAATAATGTCATTGGTCAACAATGGCGATGGAATAAACTTTGACCGCAAGTTCAAATCACTGGATTACGCAGAATTGTTCGAATTAAGGCTTTTGCTGAACTTTGAACAACAAATTGATAACAACTCTCTTAATCGTAAGAAGTATCGTATAGTCGAAGATAAAACACTATTTGAAGTCTAAAATAAAAACCACCAAATATTTGGTGGTTTCATTTTTTATTATTACCTTTGTACCAATGAATATTTTTATACTCGATACCAACCCTAGCAAATGTGCTGAATACCACAACGACAAACACGTTGTGAAAATGATTTTGGAATCAGCACAACTGCTTTGCGGTGTGCATTGGACTACCCAAAGTACATACGAAATACCCTACAAACTATCACACAAGAATCATCCTTGTTCTATCTGGGCTAGAGAGTGTATAGAGAACTATAACTGGCTATGTGAGTTAGGTATTGAACTATGTGAAGAATACACATATCGCTATGGCAAACGCCATAAATCACAAGACATCATTGAATGGTGCATTGCACACCCACCCAAGATACGCATCAATAACTCTGTAACAAGATTTGCTTTGGCTATGCCAGACGAATGCAAAGTGAATAACCCTGTTGATTCATACAGAAGATACTACATGGTGGAAAAACGTGGGTTTGCTACATGGAAAAACCGTGAAATACCTTTTTGGTATACATAATTCAAAATAAATTTGGTAATCTAAAAAAACTTTTGTACCTTTGTATGATAAACAATCCTTGGTATTATAAAATAAATGGTGAACTATATAAAAAACCTAAGCCATGTTTTGATGGTGACTTTGTTCACATCAAATCATTCACTGGGTGTTTTAAAGTTCATGAAATAAAAATAGACCACTTTGTTGTGGTTAAAAACCATAAAAAGATAAAGATACCTTGGGATTATTTTATCTGTCTTAAAGGTCAAGGAAATAGCGAAGAAACACTATTGAAACGTAGACTTAAAGGGTTGGCTATTACAATTGAAATGAATGTTGCTCAACAACTTGCCATCAATAAAATAGTTAAAGAAGAATTGCAAAATCTTAGAAAAACATTTGTATAATTCATTTTTATATATCTTGTCAAACAATACGCTGATAACAAAAAATAATTGAAAATAAATTTGGAAATTAGAAAATATTATTGTACCTTTGTATTCTAATCAAATATAATAATTATGCCAACATTAAACGTAACAAGAAAAAGAGAACCTAAAAAGACTTCTGACCGCAAACGACCTAACAAAACATTCATCCAAAAAATGGTTGAATTCAGAGGCTATATGACTGGCAATGAAAAAAGCAGTCTTGCCACATTGGATGTGAAGAATGTTATGCAACGTGTTAACAATCGAGCAATGTCGGATGATGTGAATGATAACTTCAACGCAACACAAAACGAACAAATTCAAAAACTGATAAAACAGTTTGTGAAAGATATTGATGCTATAATCAATACCTAAAAATTGGGTACCCAAAGGGTTGTCAAACGTAGACACCCCTAGAGCAAGTCCCGTAACTGGTCAACGGAAACACAAGTTGTTAATCTTGGTTCAAATCCAAGCTTGCTCGCAAATAGAATAGGGATATCGGCTGATTAGACTTATCTTGTCGGATAAGAAAATACTCAACCCATAAGCTACCAAGCTTCCCCTATCTTCCTATAGAGAGTATATAGTTGTGATAGTAAAAATATTTAAACTTGATAACATTGTGAAATTTATCAGCGGTCATAAGACAAGAGTTTAGATTACCTACTACTGAACATTGATTTAGTGTAGGCTATTACAATTATTACCCTCTTTTAATAATAGCTTGGTAGCCTACATACGTGCCGATACACGATTAGCGTTTGGAGAGCAAGACTGACAAACTGGAAAGACAGAAATCATAATCGGATAGTAAGGGTGGTACCGCCACCCCGAACACCGATTTTTTTTGAAATAAATTTGGTAATCTCAATCTAAATGCTTACCTTTGTATCTTAATCAAATTATAAATAATCATGGTTCAAGATAACGACATAGTTTTGTTTGATAACATAAAAAAACTATTCAAAAAGAAAAAACCAATCAACGTAGGTGATATAGGTATCTATCAAGATGTTCTATCACTTAATACCTTGAATGATGGTACACATACCCTTAACTACGACATCTATGCCAAGGTAAAAGCACTGGCAATCTACGAGAACCTTATTGAAATTGAAATCATTGACGTAACAACCATCAACGCTTGTAAACAAGATGTAAAGAATCTTATTGATTCCAATATGCCAAAATACATCAAACCTAAATACATCAAATGGGAAATAAAATAAATTACGCAGTCTTTAGCTTTCATATCAACTACCCAGATATAGGTTCAGTTCACGATGAATTCGTTCCTTATCAACAAGCATTGACACTTAAAGAACTAGGTTACGATATACCTACAATGGGTAGCTATACCAATGAGAAAAAATTTAACTTATCCACTGGTGGCAAAATGTATCGAACAACACCATCAGAACCTAAATTCTGTATCGCACCTCAATACCACCAAGCCTTTGAATGGCTGAAGAAGAAATATGATATGAACATAGATGTCGAAATAACACCGACACAAGGTTTCAAGAATTGGTTGGATTCATTAAATCACTATATAAAACTAGCTAAACGTGTTTAAAAAACTAAAATGCAATAAATATAATGGAAAAGGGAATTATTACCCTACCATAAAATATATTGCAGAATTATTTGGCAATATCAATTAATTTACGTACCTTTGTATCCATGACAACTCAACAATTCAACGAGAAATACAAACCCTTCCTTGAAGAAGGTCACTACGGTCTTGACCTAGCCAAACCAGAAGCTATAACCTATTTGGATGAAAGATTCCAAGAGTTTACACAAAGACCAGATTTTAAATATGCCCAAATCAAATCCAAATTCAATTGGTTCTGCTTCTATGCTGATGGCATAACCACAGAAGAACGTACAGAAGTTGAAAACAAATTAAAAGAAATCTATAGCCAACCATGAGAACAAAACTGCTAAAAAAACTGCACAAGACATACGATTGGTATTTCAATACCGATGGTTTCCCAGTACTCATAAACCACTATAAACAATCTTTTATTCTATACAATGTGGAATACCTATGCCAAAGAATGAACTATAAGGTGGAAGACTTACCAACACTAGTTCAAGTTCCACATACCGAATGGGCATTGAGAATGATGAAATTGGATATCCTACAAGAATATGGTTGGGAAATGTCACGTGTCAGATACAAAATAGCCACAAGAAGACTTAAACAAAAAAGAAACAAATAATTTGGAAATACCAAATTAATTGCGTACCTTTGTATCAAAATAAATCATATGTTTAAAAAAGGAGATAAAATAATTCATTCTGATTACGGAACTGGTGAAATTTGGAAAGTTAATCAAAACAACATTTTAAATAAAAGATAATGAACAAAGAATTTATTCCATACGAACAAGCATTAGCCCTTAAAGAATTAGGGTTTAATGAATCTTGTTTTGGATACCATCTTAACAACGAGTTTCAATTTTTTGCTAATATAAGAAGTTGCAATACTAATTCAGAGTTTAAATTTTATCCAACTGCACCAACATTATCTCAATGTTTCAAATGGTTTAGAGAGAAGTATGGTTTATATCATTCAATAGGATTGGATAATTCATTAGAAGATGATGTTAATTGTGATTATCAAATAATAAATCATTCACAATCAATATCTGAATCAGAAACAGATTTTAAAACTTATGAAGAAGCAGAACTTGCTTGTCTTAAAAAATTAATACAAATAGTAAAAAACAACTAACATGACAGCAGATAGAATTAAAGAAATACAAAATGAAACGGCTTTTCCTGATAGTGTAAGCGTTTGTCAAGCATTAATGAAAGTTTGGAACGAATGTGAACAAGAGAATGGTTATAGTGAAGAAGATATGCTAAGTTTTGCTGAATTTGTAGCAACCTATCCAGATAAGAATAGAAATGTAAATGGAGAAATGTTACACGCTAAGTCTAAATATGATGGTGCTGAAAGAACTATTGATTTATTAAAACAATTTAAAAAGAAATAACCCAAATAATTTGGAAAATACAATTTTATTACGTACCTTTGTATAAATAATATAAACAATGCACCTACTTGGAATCGCACTCATCATCATAACCACCGCAATCGCAATTGACATATCCATTGGCGGTGGACTAGCCACATCTTATATACTGGAAACCATATCCTCTAAGTTCTCACCATCAATACAAAAAACACTGCTAAACCCTATAAGCGAAATCAAAAAAGAATTGGATGACCTATATGATGACATGACATGGGAAAATGATGAAAAAGAAATCATAGCCATAAACCAAAAAATAACCCTTAGAGAAAATCTTCTAAAAGAACTACTAAACAAATTATAATATGAATACTCTACTAATAATACTAGGTGCCATAATACTGCTAATCATAGTAGCTTATTACGTAAGCAAATCAGAACTAATGGATTCTATAATAGATACCATAGAAGACATATTCTATTAAAATATACACTTACCTATCCGAAGTATATGATGAAGCATCTGATACCGTATGTTCATAAAGTAGATAGGAACGGTATAAATAGTCAGATGGCGTAATGGTAACGCATCACCCTCAAGGTTGAGATAACAGCTAATGGCACTCTTTATGATAAAGAAGTTATGGGTTCGAATCCCGTTCTGACTACAAAATCAAAAATAAATAATATGTTAAAAATCCAAGACAAACCCAATTATTTTCTTATAGTAACTTCTGGAGTATATGATGGTCATGAGTTTAATATTCTTGATACAAATAAAGGATTATATGTCATGTTCATAGACTACTACGAGAAAGACACACAATCATTCAATGATATTCAGTGTGAAATTAAAAAACAATATTTAGAAACTAGAGTATCTGGATTGGATGTTGGACATAATATGTAGGTAAAAAACTTGATGTCATCCTAATGTGTCGCATATTATGTACACATTTGTGTACATCCAAAAATTCTCGATTCGCGAATCGCGAATCTTGATAATTAAATGACAAAATACTACACAAAATATGTACTTTTTCGTACCCATAGAGCCACGTTTCGTTTCTTTAGGGTTTTTTAAGTAAAAATGGTACTGGGTGGTAAAAAGTGGTAAAATGTGGTGAATTCATACCAGAAAAATGGACAAGACACTTTTATACAATAAAACACAACAGAAACATATAAGGAAATTAACTTAAAACTAACTTAAAAATAGCTTAAAAATAGCTTAAAAATAGCTTAAAACATTAAGCTCTGTAAAAACACAGCCACATTTTTCAGCCAAAATTTTAAAATGCTCCACGTGGAGCATTAAAAAGATATTAGATATTTATCATATCTATTAGTTATTTCATTTAAACATTTTTCTTTTAATTGTTGAATATACACATTTGTGTACATGGTTTCTAACTTGGCAAGACTGAAGTGAACAGATGCACCTTTTAACCTGTTATCATTATTAAACATAGGAATAATGTTTTGATAATTATAACATAGCTTTTTTTCAGCTTCGTCATTTATATCAAATAAATCAACTGGGACAATATGGTCTAAACCCCATATCTTACCAAAATTTTCTTTGGTCATACCTTCCAATAGATATTTATTAACATTGTTAATAAAACCTTGTTTATCAATACCTATTAAAGTTAGTATTTCTTTGCTTGGTGCATTTGTTGCATACAATCTCCGTAACGCAATTTGCAATCTTTTTTTCTCATTATATTTCATACTTATAAATATGTGTCATGTGACACAAAAGTCAAATATAATGTAAAAACTGGGTACAAACACGTTTAACCCAATCTCCTATTAGGAGTGGGCAGAGTACGACCTCTATGTGAGGGGTACAAGATAGGGATAATATGTGAGATTAAAATTTCATATGATTTGAATTTAAGTTAATAATATGTAAGGCAAAGGTAGGTAAAAGCTATGACATTTCCAAATTTTAGGTGTAGAAGTTATCCACAAAGTTATCAACATATTTTTTTACCTAGTTTTGACATAGGAATGCAAAAGTACGTATAATATTTGACATAACCAAATATGTTGATAACTTTTTAATTTTTAGAATATAGTGTAGGTTGGAGTATACCTCCCGATACCTTTGGAGTATCGTCCCGTTATCAATTGATAACAATACAAAGATAGGTAAAATAAATGACACTACCAAATTTATTTTAATAAAAATTTTTATTAAATAAAAACACTTAAAAGTTTGGAAATACAAAAAAAATGTCTATCTTTGTATTCTAATCAAATAAAAATATCATTATGAGCAAGAAACCATTATTAAGCACTAACAATGCCAAAACAATCAAAGGTGAGAAATTGGGTTACCTTACATATATCCTATATATGTCACCATTTAAAGCTAATAGTAAACGTATCAACGTATGTAGCCATGCTAGTGAAGGTTGTGTAAAAAGCTGTTTGGTAGGCAGTGGTTTTGGTGGTATGTATACAAGTGTTATGCAAGGTCGTATCAACAAAACTGAACATTTTTTGAATGATAGAGAAGGTTTTCTACATCAGATAAAAGATGAAATCACCAAGTCTTTGGTTAAGAATAAAGACAAGGCAATTGTGACTATACGTTTGAATGGTACATCAGATTTGTCTTATGAGAAGTATAGGGTATTTGAAGGCAAAAATATTTTTGAATTGTTTCCTAGTGTACAATTTTATGATTATACTAAAAATTGGACTAGATTTGAAAAGGAATTGCCTAGCAATTATCATTTGACATTTAGTCGTTCTGAAAGCAATCATGACAAGGCTATTGAGTTATTGAACAAGGGTATCAATGTGGCTATGGTATTTGACAAGTTACCTAGTATCTATGAAGGTTTTGAAGTTATCAATGCAGATTTGGATGATTTAAGGTTTTTGGATAAGAAAGGTGTTATATGTGGTTTGAAGTATAAAAAAATGACTGGCAAGGGTGCAAATAACCTATTGGCTTTTGAAAGTGGTTTTGCGATACGTACACAAGCTAGTGTGGACCAAAAACTTAAAAAGGCTTATAAAAAAACTGAAAAAGATTTGGTAGTATCAGAATAATTTCTTATCTTTGTACCGTTGATGATAACAAGTCAACGGTACATTTTTTTAAAGGGAATGGGAAGTATACTCCATAATACTTATATATTACCTATCTAAAAAATAATTTAAAAAAAGTTACATAAAAGTTTGGAAATTCAATTATTTTTCTTATCTTTGCATTGTTCAATTAATCATTCACTTAAAAAAACTAATTATTATGAGTAACATCAAAACACAAACACAAGAAATCTTAACAGCACATGGTTTGGATTTCACTATTGAAAAAGCACCTATGGTAGCTATTGACAAGCAAGGCAACCAAGTTGCAAGTCCTTATTTTGGGCTTATCAACAGTCAGTCCAATGAAGTTATCAATACTGTAAAAGAGGGCTATACAGTATCACAAAACCACGATATTGTGGAAATGGTATTGCGTGGTATGGAACGCTTTGGTGACAAGTTGACCGTATCAAAAGCTGGCTCATTGAACGGTGGTCGCAAGGTATTTATGCAGTTGGCTATTGACGGTATGAGCAAGGTAGCTGATGACATTATCAAGCGTTATGTGACTATCATTGATAGCAATGACGGTAGTACATCATTAAGTATTGGTATTGGAGATTTGACTATGAGTTGTTCAAATCAGTTTGCTAAATTTTACAAGTCGGGTGACGCTAAATTCAGACATACGGCTACGCTAGAACAAAAGCTACGTACAATACCTATGTTGATTGAAAATGCTTTGGCTGAAAGCCTACGTCAAGTTGAATTATACAGACGATTTGTAAGCACTCCTGTATCAAGAAGATTGGCAGATGAAATGGTAAAACACGTATTGGGTTATGACAGAGAGATTACATCTACGCTTGTATTATCAGAGAAATCAACACGTTCTATCAACACTATGGACAAGTTGTATGCTCACATTGAAAAGGAAATAGCACAGAAAGGTCAGAATGTATGGGGATTGCATAGTGGGGTTACATCATTTACCACTCACGAAATGAGCAGTCCAAAGCGTGACAATGGTCGTATTGAAAGCACGCTTATTGGAAATGCTTATAATATGAATCAAAAGTCTTTGAACTTTGCAATGGGCAAAAGTGGACTTTTGGAAATGGCATAAGGGATTGGGGGGTGAAAACCCCCTTTTCAAGTGTTGATAACTTTGTTTGTTTGATTGAGAAAAAAGTCGTACCTTTATGAGTTGCGGCTTTTTTTCTATATATGGGTATTAGAGTTTAGGGTAGGTTGGAGTATACCTTCCGTTAGCTTGTGACTATCGTCCCGTCTTAATGACTTTACAAAGATGAGGATAATTTCTGACATTTCCAAATTTATTTTAGATTATTTTTCTAAAAATATTTTTTAATAAAAGTTTGGATATTCAGATTTTTTTCTTATCTTTGTATTCTAATCAAAAATAAAACATTATGGAACTTAAAAAAGCAATGGTACTAGCAATCAATCTTATGGAACAGCATGGTCTTATGGACATGGGTTGGGGTTTTGGATTTGACAATGCGAAGCGTAGATTTGGCGTATGTAAATATCGTAGCAAAGTCATTGGATTGTCAAAGCATTTGGTTGAATTGAATAATGAGGCTAGAGTAAAGAATACTATACTACATGAGATTGCACACGCTCTTGTGGGACATAAGAACGGACATAATGATATATGGAGGACTAAGGCACTGGAGATTGGTTGTAATGGTGAGCGTTGTTATGATAACAGCGAGGTAGCCACACCAGAAGCCAAATATGAGGCTGTATGTGGTGGTTGTGGTCATGTGCATAAGAAACACAAAAGACCAACAAGGATTGCATCATGTGGCAAGTGTAGTGGTGGTAGATACAATGAAACATACAGGCTTGTGTGGAAAACACAGGATGAAAGAAAATTTGCAAAAATATTTGGATAATTCAAATTAATTCCTTATCTTTGTATCATAATCAAAAACACTAGTATCATGGAAAACATCAGATTGGTTGAAATCAACACCACAGCTTGGGAAGAAGAAAATATCATATTGGTAACAGATTTGACAGATGAGCAAATCAAAGAGGTTATCACACCTATCGTATTAAAGGAACGCAATAGCGATGAAGAGTATCACAATGATACGTTATGTGAGGCATTGCGTGAGGCATATCCTACAAGTGTGATACTGGATTATGGGAGTGATAACTTTGATAAAATTACGATATAATCATGGCAAAATCAACACCTTGTAAAATACGCCTACATGGGCAAACTAGAGAGATACTAACAAGTGAGTTCTCAAGCATAGCTAAAGCCAAAGAGTGGATAAATCTATGTTGGGATAGACCTTATACAATTGTGAAAATAAATTTGGATAAGTCAATTTAATTGCTTATCTTTGTATTCTAAACAAATAAACATTATGGCAAAATTACCCAAAGCAATACTCAATGAAAAAATCAAGGACTTAGGTCTTATTGATGAGAATGACAAACCCATAAGTTTTGCCAAGTTCAAACAGCGTATCGACATACACCAATACGGAAAGGGACAGCGTAGGTTGTTTATCTTATTCATAGGACAGCCAAAAGAAAATTTGTTGGCGTTTTATCCACCAACCGATACACGCCCTAGTATGTTAAAGACAGCGTATGAGTATCTAGTAGATACCATAACTACTAGTATGAAACAGGCGTATGAGGATGATAATGTAATGTGGGGCAATTGTGGTTATCCACTATCTTATGGTAGTCTAAGAGCATATTTTTAAAAATAAATTTGGTAGTATCAAATAAATTACTTATTTTTGTATTTATAAATAAAATTAAAATATGGAAACAAAAAAGGAAGACTTGATAAATAAACTTAAACAAACGGGTGTAAGAATATCAGAAGTTAATCAAAATTTACACTGGGTTGAAATATATTTTGAAACAGTTGATTGTGTTTTAATGGAGAAGATAGGTTCTGTTGTTAAAGAATTTTTCTATATTGAAGGTAGATATACACATTTACTTCCGAAGTTTATCGGTAAAAAGGGTTGTGTTTGTTTTATTTTTGACGAGAATTTATTATCTTAATTTTTTATTACACATAACGGTTGAGTGTATGAGTAGTGTGGCTTTGCACATACTTTCAACTTACAAATAAATTTATTTAGCCACATTACTTATACATTTTGTTATAGGTATGTAAAATTTACGGTTATGAATAAAGAAAATGATTATTGGAAAGGTATATTAGTTGGATTTGCGGTAAGTACAATTGTTTGGTGTACTCTATGGGCATTTGTTATTGGTAAAATAGACAAAGTTCATAAACAAGAACTTGACTATATAATAGAAAAACACCAAACAAAGTAGGTAGTAAATTTTATTACCTATAACGGTTGAAGATATATGAAGTGGGAGCATCAAGGAGGTTCGATTCCTCAGGAGAACTATGGTATAAGTGTGAGTAGTGGAGATAGTGGGTTCGACTCCCACCTCCCATTTCATATATCTTTTGTTATAAAATCGTTTTAATGTTTTATAACTATTATATATACGCAAGTTTTTATAAAATATTGATTATCTATTTTATATAAGATAAAAATCAATTATTTTCTTAAAATTGTGAAAATAATTTTGTGGTTTCATTTATTTTACTTATCTTTGTATTCTAATCAAAACCCAGTATCATGCAAATAGAACTAAAGAACATCAAGTTTAGTGAAGCACTATCGGAAGAAACCAATGCGTTTGTTGCTGATGTGTATGTAAACAAAGTAAAGGTAGCCTATGCCAAAAATGATGGTCATGGTGGTTGTACCTTTTATCATGCCTACTTGGGCAAAGGTGAAGTTGTCAAACAAGCTGAAGATTTTTGTAAAGCGTTGCCACCTTTGAAGTATGGTGGTATGGAATTGCCAATGAGTTTGGAAATGAAAATTGACAATTTATTGAGTGATTGGTTAAAAGCCAAAGACCAAGCCAAGTTTGACAAAAAGCTACAAAAGGATATGCTCACAAGTTTGTGTATAAAAACACCTAATGGTTACACACAACTTACATGGAAAAGTGGCAGTCGTAATATTACCATAGCTGAATTGGTTAGTGTGCCGAATGGTCGTGAGGTATTAAAGAAGACCATAGCCCAAGCCAAAGCAGAGGGCAAAGAGGTATTAAACACAAACATACCACAACATTTATTTTAAAAATAAATTTGGAAGTATCATTTATTTTTCTTATCTTTGTATTCTAATCAAAACAAATAAATAATCATGGGAACAAGAAGTTTAACACACGTTATCGAAACTTACAAGGATAACGGTAAAAAGAAAAAGCAAACTCTATTAACTATGTATCGTCAGTATGACGGTTATCCAAGCGGACATGGTGCTGACCTTGTTGAGTTTTTGGAAGGTAGTAGAGTAGTTAATGGTTACTCAACATCTGATACAGAAAGTGAAAAACGAGTATTCAATGGCACAGGTTGTCTTGCGGCTCAATTGGTTGCTCACTTCAAAAAAGGTATTGGTGGGTTCTACTTACACAGACCTAACGCCAAAGATTGTGGCGAGAACTACACTTATGACATCGAGGTTGATTCCGACACCAACCAAGTAACCTTGCGTTGCTATGAAATCGGCTACATGAATAAGAAAAACGAATACGTAAATAAAAAGTGTATTTTGTTTGAGGGCAAAGCGGAGGCGTTTTTGGAAGCTGTAAAAGAAAAACAGGAAGCCTAAAAAAAAAGTGACACCATTATTTGGTGGTGTCACTTATTTTCTTTATCTTTGTATTCTAAATAAAACAATATGGCAAAGTTACCAAAACCAAGATTCTATCAAGCAGTCCTAAAACCAATCAAAGGGAATGTCCTTGACCACGTATACCCACACTTCAAAGGCAAGAACCAACTAACCATGACCGAACGTATGGGTAGTGAGGAGGCTAAGTGTCCCGACTGTAGCAACAATGAATGGTTCCTTTTGCCCGATGACAGTGTAGCTGTTAGGGAGGGTGGCAAACCTTATATCGAATGTATCAACTGTGGATACCACACACATCTTTAATCAATTAAATCTAGATACTATGGCTCAATCAAATCTTACGAAAGCGTTCAAAGCCCTACGCAAAAAGGGTTACTTTGCAAGACAAAACTTTTGGTGTTGTCAATCATGTGCGTGGTCAGCGATGACCGATGAGCAAGCCAAGAAGACTGTGTTCTATCACCAACAGGATGCGGATGACCTCCGTGAAATTAACAGCTGTCACTTAGCGTGGAGTGGCAATGGACAGGAGATTGTAGAGGTTCTCAAGGAGAACGGCATTGAAGTGGATTGGAATGGCAGTGACGGTACAAGGATTAATATCACTGTATAAATAAAAGGTACCAATTGATTTGGTACTTTCGAATAATTTAAATACCTTTACAAAATGGGTGCAGAAGAAACATATATAAAAAATATCATAAATGGAATTCGAGGGTTACGGTTACGTAGTAAAACACCATCTGAGGTTAACGTTGGTTCGAACCTGAATCGTCTTAAGATACTAAATGAAGGGTTATATGATGAGTACTTAACCAAATATACAAAAGCTTTAAAAGAATATAATAAACACAATGCGACAAAGAACCATATTAGTTAACAGCAAGGTAATCAAAACGGTACTGGGTGATTATCACCGTGCCATGGAAACACCTAACCACATTTATTTTGTGCTTTTTGAAGAATGTGATGAGAACAACAGCGTCAAGATGTTCAATCGTAACAGGGAGATTGTGAGTGACAATTACTTTGCATATCAAGCTTTTATGGAAGACATTGAGACCAAGCAGTATACGTGGGTATCAGAAAAATTGAAAGAAAATTTGGATAAGTAAAATTAATTTTGTATCTTTGTATCAACCAAAACATATATTATGATTTACAAATATGATTATAAGAATCTTACTTATAAGAACGTAACCAAAAACCTAGCATTTATTTTGATTGGGATTATCGTGTTATTCACAGGAATAACATCAATCCTTATGCTAACCAGAATCAATGATATACGGTATATTTCGTCTGAAACGAAATCTATCATTATCAAAGAATCAGCCAAAGAGAATGAGTTTAGTCCAGAAAAGTTAAGGTCATATATTCTGGAATTGAACATCAAATTTCCACATATTGTATATGCACAGGCTCGTTTGGAAACTGGAAACTTCAAAAGCCAGATATTCAAAACCAACCACAATCTATTTGGAATGAAGGTTGCCACATTGCGACCAACTACCAACAAGGGTGAAGAAAACGGTCATGCTTATTATGAGGGGTGGAGAGAATCGGTTGTTGATTATGCTTTTTACCAAGCACAGTATTTATCTGATATAAAAACAGAAGCAGAGTATTTGCAGTATCTAAAAGCCAATTATGCCGAAGACCCTAACTACATGGCACAGTTACAGGTTATCATTGATAAACAAAAGGGTAATAAAAATTTATTTAAAAAATAATCACGAAAAAGTTTGGAATATCCAAACTTTTTTTTATCTTTGTATCATAACAAATTATTAATAAAACTCAAATTAAAAATGGATTATCCAAAATTTATAATAGAAACACTAGACCAAGAAGGTGATTGTTTAATAGTGGGTGAATGTACTTATCATAAAGAACTTGCTACCGATATTAAAAAGGTAAAAGGTGGTGGTGTTGAAAATAACTTAGTAGATTGGTTTGATAATACTTATGGCAAAATGACTAAAAAAGAAATAGAAACAGCTATAGTAAAAGAAAACGAAAAGTTTAATAAACTAAAAAAAGAAAATTCACAATTGCCATATCATTACGAATCTGCTCATATTCAAAATATACAGTTTTTAAATAGAAGATTGACTGCAATTGAAAATAAAAAAGAAAATGGTGGTGGAATTTTAGATTTGGAAACGTATGGTAGCAATGACTAAAAATACTTAAAAATAAATTTGGTAGTGTCATTTCTTTTACTTATCTTTGTATCATTAATTAATCAAAAACATATATATCATGGCAACTTATTTAGACGGAATGGAAGGTGGTAAACACAACAGCGATAACACAGAAACAAGCATTAGCCCAAAGACATTCAAGGTATCATTGACCTTTGATGGTATCACAGGCAAAAATCCATTGGAAGTGGCAAAGACCATAGCCAAATGGTGTAAAGATGCCGACACATTTACTTACGATGTAGTGAATGAAGAAACCAACGAGGCGTTTACCGTAGATTTGTCAGAAGATGATGAAGATGCTGTACTACCAAATAAAGATTAAAATAAATTTGGATTATTCAAAAATAAAAACTATCTTTGTATCATGAGCAAATTCAAACCACAGGTAACAGTGATTACCACAGAAACAAGAAGGGATTATAGCAACAGTTATCAAAAAGGAAATCCTTATAAAACACTGGTGTATCCTACATACAGGGAATTGTGTAAGAACGTGAAAAGACATCTGGATGAAAATCTGGAGGCTAACATATCTGTATCAAGAAGTCGTAGAGGCGAGTGGGGTGAATGGTACGAGATATGGACATTGGTTGACGGGAAAGCTAAAATTATAAAAGAAGGTTGGCAATAAATTTGGATATTAAAAAATAAATACTATCTTTGCATAACAATTAAAAAATAAAGAATATGAGAAACAAGGTAATCGTTTACGGACTAGTAAAGAATAATACAAATAAAAAAGTTTTGGTAGGTACGATAGAAGATATCCGTACCTTCATCAAGAATCGTTGGAAAGATGTTGATACCTATATAACTCGAATTACGGGTATCAAGGTTGAAGAAGACTTCTACGCTTACGTGGATGACACAAAGAACCTATTCACAACAATGGATAAAATGGGTTATGAGGCAACTAACCTTTGCGAAGTACCCATAGAAGACTTCATGAATTAAAAAAAAGTGACAATACTATTTGGTATTGTCACTTTTTTTTCTTATCTTTGTATTCTAATCAAAAACATATATATCATGCCAAACCATGTAACCAATCGCCTTACCATTGTAGGCGATGAACAAGAAGTAGCGAAGTGCCTCGCTGAAATCAAAGGCACAAAAAAAGACCAATTTATTGACTTCAATACCTTTGCACCAATTCCAAAGGAACTGGAAGGTACACAAAGCCCTGTGAAAATCATATCTCAAGAAGATTATGATGACCAAGAAAAACGTATTGCACATAACGAACTAACCGAAACTGAAAAACTTCATGGTGTAAGTCGTGGGATTACCAAAGAGATGTCAGAAAAATTCCAAGAAGAATTTGGGTATGACAACTGGTATGACTGGCAAATCGCCAACTGGGGTACAAAATGGAATGCTTACGACCAATTCTTTAATGGCGATAACATGATTGAATTTAGCACAGCTTGGAGTACGCCTTACCATGCAATTACAATCTTGTCTATAAAGTATCCTACACTACAGTTTAAATTGGCTACTAAAAAATAATTGGGAAAAGATTTGGAAAAGTCAAATCTTTTCCTTATCTTTGTATTCTAATCAAATAAATAATATCATGGCAAAAGCAACAAAAACATGGAAATTGGGTGAGGTAGCACAAGGTGGCGTTATCACAGCCGAAATAAACGGTAAGGTTATTACCATTATTGGAAAGGAGTGGGATTTCTCAACTGGTAGTAGAAGGTCGTCTAACCAAAGCAATGCAAAAGAATTTACACGAGGTAGTGTACTTGCCAATGAGCAAGATGCCGAACGTAAATTATATATGTTCCTTAGCGACTTATCGACTTCATATTGGGCTGACGAGATTATCAAGTGGGTAAAAACAAAGGTTAAAATAGAAACCGAATTTGGGTATTAAAAATAAATGAAAAAAGATTTGGAAAAGTCAAATCTTTTCCTTATCTTTGTATTCTAATCAAAACAAAATAATATCATGGGACAGTATTACAACGCAGTCATTTTGGCTGACAACAAGAAAACAGTAAAAGCGTGGGTTTATTCTCACGACATCAAGTACACATTCAAACGTGCTGACGGTACGGAGGTAGTGCATGGCAATGGGCTTAAACTCATGGAACATTCCTATATTCGTAATGAGTTTGTGAGTGCTTTTGAAAGCCTTATCAAAAACAAACCTCAAAGGGTTGTATGGGGTGGTGACTATGCCGACTTGTGCAAAGGGTTAAAAACCAATATCTATGACCGTTGCAAAGACAGTAACAAGGTATTGCCTACTGACAGACCCAATATACGTGAAACTCGTTATGTGGTTAACCACAGCAAAAAGGAGTTTGTGGATAAGTACAAGGTTGCTGAAATCAAAGATTGGAAAGGTGCAAAGATACATCCTTTGCCTTTATTGACTTGCGAAGGCAATGGTCGTGGTGGTGGTGACTTTAGGGGTGAGAACAAGTACATTGGAACGTGGGCTAGGGACATCATAAGTGTTGAAAGCAAAAAGCCACAGGGTTATACAGAGATTGTGCCTAATTTTAACGAAGATTAAAAATAAATATAAGAAAAGGTTTGGAATATTCAAACCTTTTTTTTATCTTTGCATTATGAAACAAGAATATCTTAATACCATAACACAGACAGCCACAGGATTACCTGTAAAGAACTTGCGTTGGCTAACCATTGATAATATCATTACAGGGCTAGTAGAGTGTCCTATATTGAACAAAACGATAAGTGGGCAATGGCGTAGGAATGGAACGCCTACCAATAGCATAAAAGGTAGGGCTGAATTAAAGTTGGAAATAAATTTGGAAATGTCAATTTAATTACTTATTTTTGTATTCTAATCAAATAACATTATGCAAAAGAAAACAATAATCAAGAAAATCAAACGTGTTATTACAGAGTGGGGTGCGTTTGGCTGTGGTGAAGTCCCAATGGGTAATGGTGTATCAATAAACTCAATGGGTGACCTTGTAGCCATAGGTGAATACTTTAACAGCAAGACAGTTGAGGTTGAAGTATTTGATACTGGAAGTATGAGTAGCGACAGCATACATACATACGAAGTTAGTTATGAGGATTTGTCAGCAGATATTTTGGCTGAAATTCTGGAATTGGCTAATCAATATGGGGCTGACCAGATACAAACTGAAAAAAGAATCTCAAATTAATTTGGTAGTGTCAATTTAATTCCGTATATTTGCAACATGGAATTAGTAATCATTGAAGTAGAAAGCCCAGAGTGGGAATATATGTGGAACTGGCTAACAGTTCATCCAATCAATTCTGGTCTGGAAGAACCAAGCGTAGCCAGACATCCAGAATCTGGTGAGGCATGGCAGTATATGGGTAGCTTTAAACAAGGCAACAGGGTAATATCAGAATTTCGCCATCGCCATCATCCAGTAACCAATAAAATAGAAGACTTGAAAGTTAGTCATGAAAACTTTGATGTTAATTGTATTAAGAAATCTTTTAAGCTTTAACCCATCTATTATGATAACTACATAAAGGTTGTAAGTTAGAATAATGATTTAGCTTGATTATTTCTTCAATCGTATTGACAGATGATAATTTTACAATATGGTCAATGTCCCACGTTTTATTTGGTTCAAATATACCATCTTTAGGGTTTCCATAATTTCCCCAGTTCATCCAAGGTTGCCATAATGATTCTATGTGTTTTTTAAACTCATCAAAAGAGCAACCTAAAATTATTTCTGTTTTTGTCGGTTTATCAACCCCTTTACGTTTAAATGATTGGTTGATTAGACTTCTAATTGCCGTAATAGTACGAAATAATGGGTCTGTTTGTTTTCTATTGTTTAAATATTGATTTATAGTCGCTCTATTATTACGTCTATACTCTTTACCTTTATCTTTAATATTATCTTTGTTTTTTTGATAATACTGTTTGTTTATTTCTTTTTTCTTATCAGCATTTTTTATACGATATTCAATATCATAAAGACGTTTTTGTTCTTTGTTTTCTTCATGATACTTTCTATCCCTTTCTTTTTTCTTATCAGCATTTTGCTCACGCCAAAGTTTTTCTTTTTGTTTTAATTTTTCAGCGTTTTGTTTACGATACTCAATATCATAAAGACGTTTTCTTTCTTTTTTCTCTTCTGGTGTCATTTTAATTTGTTTTTATTATAAATATTTCGTACCTTTGAAAAGTGATGTCTATGACTAAAAAAAAGTTTAGACACAGGCATCATCCTGTAACCCAGAAGAGAGAAGATTTGAAGGTACAAGCCTCTGGTGAGCTTACACCAGAGCAGATAAAAAAAAGTTTTAAAATTTAAGCAAAAAAATTTGGTAGTGTCAAAAAGTTTTTGTACCTTTGTATTGTTGAAAGAGAAATAAGTTCTTTAAAATATTGGGTTTTTTGGTAATGTACTCCACCTCTGTTAGGTTTAAACACTTTCGAGATACAGCCTCTGTTCTTTACCTATACTTCGGCTCGGTTTACCGACATAGAAGTTAGGTTTGAGCTCTTCGGAGCGAATGTAGATTATGCGTAACTCCACCGACTGTGAGACCTCTGTCACGTTGAAGGGATGCCTCTTACCAAAACCCAAGGGTTCTCTGCCAAGGGACGCAAGTCGATGAGAGGGATTCTCATTGAGCCCAGAAGTGCCGTTGGGTGAATCAGATTTGAGCGTTTGATTCTTTATGGGTCGCAAACTCAACCAGCGGAGCTCACACTTCAAAAAGTAACAATGGGCCCAGCCGCAAATTAAGGTTGGGTCCATTTTATTTTTGTCTATTATCCAGAACATGTTCTGGTCTATATAAAACTGTTGCATGACTGCAATCTGGAGAGTGGTTTCTCCGAGCTGGGTTGTCTCTTCATTGAGGCGGCCCTTTTGCTTTTTAGGGATACCCATATATACACATTTGTGTACATCGGTCCGATTGGCCTAGCAGCCCAGCTCAAGCTCTGGGTCCAGATAACCAGAAGACCAGAATCAGCTTCTGGGAAATAAAAAAGCCCCAGACGAATCTGGAGCTTAAGTTATCTGGTATCTTGTGGTTAAATTTCCTCAGTTTCTCCTGTTTCAGTATCTACTGTAAAGCTCTTGCCTTCTGGAGCTACCTCACGTACATCTACAAACCAGTTAGGATTGTTCTGGATATTAGCGATAAACTCTCTAGCAGCCTCTTCTGGGCTATTGGTATCATAAGTGAATGATACAGTACATTCATACGTTTTTGTCATGATGTGTTAATTTAAAAGTGTATAGAAATAAAAAAGCCCCAGACATTCCTGTCTGGGGTTACTGGTTAATAGATTACTTGCCCATTGCTTTAAGTTCAGCCTTCACACGTTTTGCTGTGTCACCTCTCCATGTACTAGCATTCGATAAGAAGTAAAGGATGATACTATTGCCACTGTCATAACCGTATTTGTCTGTTGGCTTGTCTAAGCTTGACATTGCATCTAGGTAAGGTACAGCACCAAAGTAGATACCATTTTTGGATGTAGCTGTCCAATCCCTTCTGATTTCTTGTGCTATTTCGTATAGCGGACGTTGAGTTGTGTTTGACATGATATATTGTTTGATTAGAATACAAATATAAGGATAATATTTTTAATAACCAAATAAAACAGCAAAAATATTTTTTAAAAAAAGTTGAAAATAAATTTGGAGGTTTCAATTTTTTTATACATCTTTGCACCATCATCAAATCAATCAAAATCATGACACAAGTATCAAACGAAAAAATTCAGAAGTTTATATTAAAGAATAATGACAGGCTTACTACTTATGAAATGGCAGAGGCTTTGAATGTAAAAACTATTAGAATAGGTGGCAATAAAGCATCTTTAAAAAGACAGGGCTTAATAAGTGTAAGTGAGGCAAATGTATCTGTTGACAAAGCTATCAATAAGTTAACAAAAGCTTTATCACCTTATAAATTAAAGAAAGCCAAAGGCGAAAATACCTACATTAACCACAATGGCGAAAATAAAGAAGTGGCACGTAATAAAATGGCTAATGTTATCATTGATAGTAGCATTACAGGGCTTATTCCTACTTTGCCTAACACAGAGTGGGCTATCGAACAAAAGGTTGCTAATGGGCTTAATAACGTGAAATTTTTAGGTATTGAATGTGATGAGGCTACCTATGTTACAATGCGTTCAAACCTTAAAAATACAGGCTTAAATGCTGAAACGTATTTGGGTTACTTTGGCGATAAAGTCTATGGCAAAATTGAAAATAGTTATGCACATCTTATTATGGATTATTGTGGTGAATTGCATACAATAAGCAAAGAAGTTGAATATGCTATTACCAATGATTTGGTTGTGGTTGGTGGTTGTATGTGTGTTACGTTTGCCAAACCAATGAGAGGCACAACGCCACAGGCTGAAAAATTAAAAGGGCTTGCGGCTATCAATAATGCAGATGACAGATGTATGTCAGACAGGGCTATTGAGGCTTATTTTAACAAGGTTACAGGTTGGAACTACGAAGTGGTTGAATTCTTTTACTACCAAGATACGTATCCGATGACTTTGGTAATTATCAAAAGAATAAAATAAAGTTGCAAATAAATTTGGAAGTGTGAAAACTTATTCTTATCTTTGTATTATAATCAAACAATAAAACAATGGTAAAGACAAGAGAACAAATGATTGAACTATTAGAGGTGAAATACCCTAAAATGTTCTTACGCACAACTGAAGAATTCGGTGGTTGGAAGGGTGGAATTTGGTCAAGTGGTGAAGATAGATTACCAGCCAAAGATGGCTACCCATTATTCAACCACTATGGTGAAGGCAAACGTTACGAGTTGGGAGTGCATACTGAAATCTACAACTTTTTAGAGAAGCATGGTTGGTTTGCTGAATGGCATGATTGCGGAACAATAATGTTTTGGATAATCTAAAAAAACTTTAAAAAAGATTTGGAATTGTGAAAACAATTCCTTATCTTTGTCTTAACAAAATCAAAAACAATGAAAGTAAAAGTAAGCATGATTATTCTAAGCCACTTGTCAGATATACAAGAAGATTTGACAGCCCCACAGACAAACACACGTATCAACTTTGTCAAGTACTTGGTACTGAATTACAAAGATACCAACACCGAAGTTGACCCATATGTCGTTTATAAAGAATTTATAGCCAAACATTCAAGTTTGGTAAACGCTTGATGATTGATGAAGCAATTGGGGCCTATTGGCTCCTTTGCTTTTTGGTGTTAGGTTAAAGTAGGGGCATAGTGGAGTATACCTCCCGATTCATCATCGTCTCGTTCATCAATTGAACAATACAAAGATAGAAAAAAGAATTGACATTTCCAAACTTTTATACAAAAATATTTTTTAAAAATAATCAAAAATAAATTTGGTAGTGTCAAATTAATTCCTTATCTTTGTATTCTAATCAAATAAAATAATTATGTTAGCATTACTATTAAGTGTTTTTAGCAAAAAAGAAATTACTTGTGAAACCAATCCTCGTTGCAACTTTAGAGTTGTTTATCCATTTGAGGGGTATGAAAACTTATCTTTGGGTGAACGTTTTGATGTGATAGGACAAGGTATGATAGAAAACAAAGTCATTATGAAAAAATAATTGCAAAAAGATTTGGAAAGTAGAAATACTTTCCTTACCTTTGTATTCTAATCAAATCAAATAACAATGGCTAACCAACATAAACTAGCACAAAGACAAATCAGTACCAATGGACACACAATAAGTGTAGGTTTAACAGGTAATATAGGTTATGTGAGTATAACTGATAATAACCTTTATCCCGATAGTGATAGTCGTACTGAAAGACGTGATTTAGGGTTTAGTTCAATGATGATACCACTAATGACGAGAGAACAGCTAAAAGATTTAAAGACAGCTATTGATGAAGTTTTAAAAAATTCTAAATAAAAATTTGGAAATACCAAATCTTTTCCTTATCTTTGTATTCTAATCAAATAATAAAAATATGCAAATCATTATCAACAATCAAAAGTTTCCTTACGATATGGGTTGTCGTTTGTTGAAGTTGAAACACAAAGATTGCCCAATGGCTGAACTTGAAGATATTTGGAACGATATTGTTCCTTTGACATTCAAAGATATTGCCAAACTACCTAATTTGGAACAACGTAGAGTAGGTGTATTATGCTTGGGGTTGGAACGACTTGCAAGTGAAGTTCAACCAAAATTATTGAGCAAAAAAACACTAAAAAAATCTACTAATTGGGTAGATGAAAACGGAAAACTTGTTACAACAAAATTCAATGATACCTATGAACTTTACGAGGTAAGTGGTGAGTATTTTAACGAGGGGTTGCAAGGTTGGAATAAAATGGAAAATGCTTACTTTGTGAAACTGAAAGATACATCAACTGATAGAAACTATTTTATTTGGGTTGAGCCACAAAGTGTTTATAATACCAATAATGAAAATCGTTGGGAGTATGATATTAAAAAAATCAATGCTATCCAATGTATTGCTTGGACTATCCAAACCAACGTACCACAAGGTAGCATTGAAAAGATTATCCGACAAGGTGATTGCGTATTAATCAAACCCAATGGCAAATACAAACCTTTGGATAGTGCAAGACACTTGACTGAAAAAGAATATAAGGAACTTTTGGTTGCTGAAAGTTGATTGATTGATAAAAGGGTGGAAATTTATTTTCCACCTTTTTTCATAAAAAATTTGGATTTTTCAAATAAATTGCTTATCTTTGTATCATAATTAAAAAATCATATCAAATGAAACGTAACGTAAAAAAACAAACACTATTGAAAGGTGAGGGTGCAAACCAACATACCTTGTATGGCGAATTTGCCATTGAAAAAGAAACTACCGACTTTGCTGACCTTGTTGTAAAAAAGGATAGCTTATTGAAACACGAAATGCCCAATGGTTCTTGGAGTAACGAACATCAAACCCTTGCAGTTGAAAAGGGTAATTGGGTAATGGGTAAACAAGTTGAGTACAATCCATTTGACCAAAAAATTAGTCAAATTTGGGACTAAAAAAATGAAAAAAGATTTGGAAAAGTGAAAACTTTTCCTTATCTTTGTATCATAATCAAATCAATCAATTATGGCAAATCCAATGATACATTCAAAATCCAGCGTTAAGCGTTGGGGTGGAAAAGTAGAAGATTATTTAGCTATCCACGAACTTATTGATAGTCCAAAAGCTACAATGAACAACAATTCAGCAAGGTTATTAACACATAATACTTGGTTTGCATACACTATCATTCCAAAGATTTTTGGGTATAATATAATCAATTCCGATGGCAGAAGTGTTGATAGTGTTGATATTGCTATGCTACATATAGCAGAAGATTTTAGAATGAAATTTGTACCAACACCACAAGATTATTTGAAGCACGTTGTAGTTCAACCCTGGTTTAACAATGCAGTAAAAAACATTGACAATCCCGAAGCAGAACAAACTGCAAAAGAATTTTTAGAAAAAATTAGCCAATAATTTGGTAATCTCAATTTAATTACTTATCTTTGTATCATAATCAAAAATCATAAACAAATGGCAGAAAATATTATCAAAATTTGGAAAGAAAAAAACATTGACCACGTTAATTTTAATTTTAGTTGTGGTGGTGATAGTATGAATGACACAAGTATTGAAATCTTTGACAAAGAGGGTGAGTTGGTACAAGATAGTGAACTTGAAACATACTTTGATGACAAAACCTACAACAACGTAGAGTTTTATGTAAATTCTGACGGACATTATCAAGGTGAGTTTGGAGTGGTAACTATTGAGTTTGATGAAGATGAAAACGATTTTACCTACTCAAAATCTTCATCAAGTGAATGGAGTGAAAGTTCAGTAAACGAAGCTGAAATTGAACTTACTGATGAAGAAGCTAAATTTGTGGCTGACTATGTACTGAATATCAATGGTGGTGAAGATGATATACAAACCAATTACAAAAAGGACTTTATCCTTACCAACGAGCAAGAAGAAACTTTGAAAGGGTTGGAAGAAAAAATATCCGAATTTGCCCAAGATTATACACCGAATGATGTTAAGGGTGAAATAAATGAGTGGCATACCTATACTACAAATGAAGAGGGTGAAGAGTTGAAACTTGTAGATAACGTACTTACGTTAAGTATAACCAAGAGTTTTGATGTTATCAAAGAAGATTAAAAATAAACGAAAAAAGATTTGGAAAAGTGAAAACTTTTCCTTATCTTTGTATTATTAATCAAAACAATCAACCATGGCAAAAATTAGTAAAAAGTATCTAGAATTAGAACCTAATCCAAGAGCAACACATTTAAAAGTTGAAGTATATTATGACAAAGGTGGTGCAAATTATTTTACAGGTGGCGTTGAATCTAGAGGTATCAAATTATCTGTGTCGCCAGTTAGTAGAACAGAAAATTCTGAAAGTTATGCAGCTTTTAGTGGCTTTAAAAAGCATTTAAAAGATATGGCAAGGTTCAGTCAAAAGGCTTGTGATAACTTTGTAGTAGATGCAAACGAAGAAAAAACTTTAATTGATGCAGTCCTAATACAAAACGGAATTAAAATAAAATAAATTTGAAAAAAGATTTGGAAAGTAGAAATACTTTCCTTATCTTTGTATTCTAATCAAATAATAAAAACGATGAAAGTAATATCAGAAGTTATTTTAATGTGTTGTATTGCATTGACATTAGTAAGTCTTATAGTTTACAATGTGATTGTGCATGGTATTCACAACTTTTAGATTGATTGAAAAAAAGTGGCATTATTATTTGGTAATGTCATTTTTTTTTCTTATCTTTGTACCATAATCAAATCAAACAATCATGAAAAAAGTAACAATACAACAATGGGCAAATATTTTGAAGGTATTAGCAATCTTAGGTACTATTGCAATCATTTATTCAGTAACATTTTAATCTAATCAATCATGACAAAAGAGCAACAATTAGAACATCGTTTAGCCATGGTAGCTGACGATTTAAAAGTAATCAGAAAATTCATCGCACAACGAGGTTTAACCGAGGCATTCCAAATGCGTTCATCAACATCAGATGAAGCCTTTACGAACCTTAACAACATCGAAATAGCCTGTGATTTAACAAGCAATGAATCTTTGACTTGGGGTTTTTATAACTATGAAGAAGTGAATGAAATCATCAAGAAACTGAAAGCTATTGATATTGATGGAGAGAGAATGCAGTATATCCTTGAAAAGGTTGGTATGAGTGACCAAATGCACCGCCAACTTATAATGACAAAAACAATTGCAGATACTGAACTTTTATTAGAAGAAAAATCAAGTATGTTTGACAAAAAATAATTGAAAAAAGATTTGGAATTGTGAAAACTTTTCCTTATCTTTGTATTCTAATCAAATCAAATATCATGACAACAGTAGGAAAACTAATCGAATTACTAAGTGCTTACCCTAAAGATATGGTAATCACAAACGAACAAAATCAGCCATTTATCCACATGGTTAATGGAAGTGAAGAAAGTGTAATTTTATCAACAACAAAACCCATTGGATATTGTAATCGTAGTGGTGAATATGTTTACCCATCAGTTGTTGAGGGCTATTCAGCTTATAGCCCCGAATTAGATGAAGACCTTTACGATATAGAGTGGACACCATTAGAAAAATAATTGAAAAAAGATTTGGAAAAGTCATTTATTTTCCTTATCTTTGTATCATAATCAAATCAAATAACATTATGCAATTTATTAGCAAAGTAGCCGCAGTTGAGCTTATCAACCAATCCAAAGGTAAAATCTTCACCGCTGAATTCAGAAAGAAAGACAACACCACACGAGTAATGAATTGCCGTTTGGGTGTAACCAAAGGTGTAACAGGTAGTGGTATGGCTTACAATCCAAGTCTTAAGGGGTTAAAGCCAGTGTATGATATGCAAGTCAAAGAATGGCGAATGATTAACCTTGACACTATTACAAGGCTAACAATCAAAGGTGAAAATTATCTTGTACACTAAAAAATAATTGAAAAAAGATTTGGAAAAGTGAAAACTTTTCCTTATCTTTGTATTCTAATCAAAACAAACAACTATGTTCAAATCAACATTAAGAAAAGGCTTTCAAATTACTTTTGAAAACGGGTGGACAATATCTGTACAATGGGGTTATGGAAACTATTGTGATAATAGAAGTATATCACAAGACGGATGGAACAACACAAAGGACTTGGAGAGTAAAACGGCAGAAATTGCCATGTGGGATAAAGACGATAAATGGTTTGACTTTGGTACTGATGAAGTTAAAGGCTATTGTTCGGCAAATGAAGTGGCAGAGTGGATTGACAAGTGTAGCAAATTTTAACAAAAAAGATTTGGAAAAGTGAAAACTTTTCCTTATCTTTGTATTCTAATCAAAAACAAAAGATATGAGCAATATTAGATTTATTACAGTAACCAACAATTACAACCAAATGATTGGAACCAAAATGGTTTTAAGTGTCAATGGTATTCAAGGTATGTATCCACATGAAGATGGTATAGGTAGCACATTAAAGCACGATTCACATAACAATGGTGGTTATAAGGTTGTTGAATCAGTTGAAGAAATTTTGAAACTTATTGAGCAATCAAGAGCAATTTAAAAAAGTTGAAAAAATATTTGGAAATGTGAAAACTTTTCCTTATCTTTGTATTCTAATCAATTAAATAAATTATGGAAAAATTTGAAATTGTATCGGGAACACTTGTTTGTTCCGACCCTTGCTACTCAATTCCGACTTGGTGTCAAGGTATCGTAGAAAACGTAAAGAAAGGCACTTGGGTTGCTGACGTTGAAGAAGATGAATCTTGGGGTCGTAGAATAGCTGAATTACGTATTAACCACGTAAATCATTTTCTATCGGGTAAGTTTGAAGAAATGCCTTTTAGTGCTGGGGTTGATAGTGGGCAATTTGGCTTCTTTGACAAAGAGTTTTATCGTAATGATGAGAAAGCAAAAGAGTTAAAAAAACACAATTTTGGTGATGATTACGATACGGAAGAAGGTGATGAGTGGTATCGTGCTTGTGCTGATATTACCTTGGCTGATGAACAATGGGGTGTATTACCTAATGGTGTTGTATCTTCATCGGGTTTTGGAGATGGCTCTTATCGGGTATTTGGGCAAAAAGATAGCAATGGTGAGTATGTGGCATTCCAAGTAGTTTTTATCGAAGCAGAAGAAGATGAAGATGAAGATGAATGGGGTGAAGATGAATAAAAATTAATTACAAAAATATTTGGAAATGTGAAAACTTTTCCTTATCTTTGTATCATATTAATCAACAATCAAAATAAATAAAATTATGTTAGAAACAGCAACACTTACACCACAAGAAAGAAAAGAAAATTTTATCCAAAGCCTTCAAGAAAGAATAGAAGGTTGGTTATCGGGAGATGCTCTAACCACCACATTTACAACTTCATCGTGTGCACCGTCTTATGGTTGGAGCGTTGAGGAGTATATGTATATGCCGATTGTGGCTGACCGATTGAGAAAGAAAGGATACTCAGTATCGTCTTCGGTAAATTGGGGTGTTACCGATTGGGTAATCGCAGTATAAAAATAATGATTGATTAAGATTGGAGGGATGAAAATTCCTCCTTTTTTATTTGGTAGTGTCAATATAATTCCTTATCTTTGTATTATAATCAAAACAATAAAACAATGAGAGTACTAATCGTAACCAAAGAAACCTTTACAAAAATGTTATCCGACCTTATTGCATCAGGTGTAACCTTTGATGCTATCGAAGAAGATGCAAATATCGTTATAACATTTACTGGAGGTTATTAAAAAACTTTACAAAAGATTTGGAATTGTGAAAATAATTCCTTATCTTTGTATCATAATCAAAACAAATATCATATGCCAACCTATTCAGTAGAAACAAGAAACCACTTTAATGATGGGGATTATATTGAAGAATCTTATGACTTCGATACCAAAGATGAGGTAATAGACTTCCTTAAAAATGAAATGGGTGAAGATGAAACCCTACATAGTGTATTAGAATATGCTGATGGGCAAACTTCCAACCCCAAGGACATCACAAGAAATTTTAGAAAATAAATACAAAAAGATTTGGATAATTCAAATTAATTGCTTATCTTTGTATCATAATCAAATCAATCAAAACAATGAATACATTAATCAACATCTTTATCAATGGCACTTGGGATACTGCACACGAAGATAAAACCGATAAGTCACCAGTAAGAATATTTGACAAGGGAACTCACATTCAAATCTTGGCTGACCAATATGACCAATATATTGATGACCTTGAAGAAAAAGGTTATGATTGTTATTTGTGTCTTGAAATGTATGCACACCCACAATGGAATGGTGAAATAATTTACATGAAAGATTTGGATAAAACACCAAAAAAAGTTTTTGAAGAACTGACAAGCCTTTATGATGTTGCTGATGATTTAGAGGATAATGGGCAAGATGAAGATGCAATCAAAATGAGAACCAAACTAAATTCTATTAGCAATTTTTTTGTGAAAAAGTTTGAAAAAGATTTGGAAAATTAAAATTAATTGCTTATCTTTGTATCCTAATCAAATCAATAAAGTTATGTCAAAAGTACAAAAATTTAGAATATTATCTCCCGATGGCTTTGATATCCGAATGGACAAAGCAAACTATACCGAAAAGCAAGTCCCAAAAGAACTTGAGGACTTTGCCAAAAGATATGAAAGACAAGGGTATTATTCCTCCAATCGTGGAAGAATACCTTTAGAAGATATTGCTGACTATTGTTCAGTAGTGCCTTGTTGATTGATTGATTAAAATTGGAGGATGAAAATTCCTCCTTTTTTATTTGGTAGTGTCAAAACTTATTCTTATCTTTGTATCCTAATCAATTAAACATTATAGTTATGAAAAAAGAAACCCTAGAACGATTATTAAACAATGCTTGTGAATTGCTTATTATTTTTGAAGATAGCAATTCTGCTACACAAGAAGATAAAGATAAGATAGACGCTATCTTTAATGAGATAAAATACGCTGATAGTATTGACGATGAAATTAGAATGAGTGCTGATGATGAGGTGCAAGACTTTGATACCTTTGGGGAGCATAAAATTTAATTAAAAAAAGATTTGGAGAATTGAAAAATTCTCCTTATCTTTGTATTCTAATAAATTAAAATACTATGTTAGAAAAATCAATCAAAGAATTAGCAAAGCAACTTATCGAAATCAAGTACCTAGTCAAAGTACAAAGCATTGATATGGAAGATGGTTCGGGACGTTGCTTCAACGTTGTTCACAAAGATGGAACAAAAAAGTTTTATAGATTGTAAAAATAATTGTAAAAAGATTTGGAGAATTGAAAAATTCTCCTTATCTTTGTATCCTAATCAAATAACATTATGCAAAACATATCCAAAGAAGATTACGTTATCTTTAATAAAACAACAAAAAAAAGTATTGATTCCTATGATATAGTGTATCATTACACGAGCATTGTAGAACTTATCAACAATGGTTTTAAGTTAAAACCTAATGAAGAAATCGTGTGTGTTGCTGAGTTATCTATTGAGGAACAAATGAAACACTCGGAAGCCATAGAAAATTGCAAATAAATTTGGATACCAACCTATTCGAGCAAGAACTTGAAAAGGAGTATGCTAAAGGATAACCCCTATATACACAATTGCGTACATAACCTATACCAAAAAAGGCTAGATTAACTCTAGCCTTTTTTGTGTCAAGGACAGGATTCGAACCTGTACATTTAGAGCAACGCCCTTTGTGTTTACCGTTTCACCACCTTGACAATACAAAGATACAAAAAATAAATGGGGAAACCAAATGTTTCCCCAAGTTTTTTAATTATAATCCATGATGTCAAAGCTGTGTGTATCTTGGTAAACACGTTCGATTTTAATACTATAGATTTTAATACATCTATTGTATTCTTCTTCTGATTTGCAAGGGAAGTCACAAGTGTTTAAATTGCCTGTTTTAACCACCATGCGAACCATGTCATAGCTTTCAATAAAGCCTTTGGATTCTGCTTGGAATAATTCTGCGTCTGTTTTGAATGTGAAGTTGTACATATTGATTGATTTTATAAAGCAAAGATAAGAATAATAAATGACACTACCAAATTTATTTTAAAAAAGTTTTGTTTAGGATAAAAACCAGGTTGGAGTATACTTGAGGGTCGTTATGACCGCTATGTTATTTGAACATTACAAAGATAAGAATAAAAAATGAGACCACCAAATTTATTTTCAATTATTTTTAAAAAATATTTTTATCAAAATATTTGGAATTGTCGATTTTTATTCTCATCTTTGTATTATTAATCAATCATTAAAACAAATAAATTATGACACAATTTGAACAAGCCCAAGAACAAGTTCGTGAGGGCAAACTACAAACACCTTCAGTAAGCAATGGTGGTAAACAAATTGATTACTTTGGTTATCAGTTAGCCGTACATCGTTTTAACCTTAAAATTATGGCAAGTGGTATGACTTGTAGAGGGGTTAAATTTAGCGATATCAAACGCTATTATGGTTTGAAAGGTCGTTCTGCTTCTGACTGCCTACCACAATTTGAAAAGATTTTAGCTGACTATAAAGCCGAGTTGGACAAGCCAAGTATCGAAGAAATATTAAGTTAAAAATAAATGAAAAAAGATTTGGAATTGTGAAAACAATTCCTTATCTTTGTCTTGTTATCAAATGATAACGGGACGTTGTTGAAACGGGAGGTATACTCCGACCAGGCCTATAAACCATGCATGTTTTTTTTTAAAATAAATTTGGATAATTCAAATTAATTGTTTATCTTTGTTTTATTAATCAATCAAAATAATTCAATATGTCACACGTTATTTCTTCTTCTGCACTTTATGAGGTAATCAATCGTAAAGCTAATAACAATGGTTCTGATTTTACTATCAAGTCGATTAAGACTGGCAAGGACTATACCTATAAGATATCTCGTAGCGAGTACAATGGTGTTTGGTATACACACGTTAAGGTTGAGGTTGAATATCAAAATTTTGTTCGTTTAGGTACATATTTTAATGGCTGTATTCGACACAAGGGTAATGTAGTTGATTCACCTTCTGCTATGGCTATTGCTTATGTTTTGGGCAAAGCTGAAACCAAAAATTTTGGTCTTTTGGATAGCTTGGTTGAAGTTATGCATACAGGCAATTGTTTGGTATGTGGTAAAACACTCACAGATGCCAAATCTATTGAGTTTGGACTCGGACCAATATGTAGAGGTGGTTATTAAATTAAACACGTTAAAATACCCTTAAAAATAAGGGTATTTATTCTAAAAAAAATATGGGGTAGGTTGGAGTATACCTCCCGACTCTTACAAGCCGTCACGTTCATCAACTGAACAATACAAAGATAAGAATAAAAAATGACACTACCAAATTTATTTTGGATTATTTTTAAAAAATATTTTTTAAAATAAATTTGGATAATTAAATAAAATTGCTTATCTTTGTTTTATTAATCAATCAAAAAAAATACAATGAGAACAATTACAAAAAAAGCAGTAGTAAAATTTTTAAACGCTGAACCCTTTAATAGTGGTAATACAAGTGTTAAAATATTTCCCAATGTTAGTGTTTTGGTGCTATTTGGCAACGAAATAGCATACAAGTATAACAACCCCGAAAAAACCTTAGCTATCACAACTTGTGGGTATAAAACCAACACAACAAAAGAACGCTTAAACGCTTTGCCTAATGTACATATACAAGTTAAAAAAGGTGTTTGGTATCTTAATAGCTTAGAATGGGACGGCAAACTTACTGACGAATTTTTAATAAATGATTAAAAATAAATGAAAAAAGATTTGGAATTGTGAAAACTTTTCCTTATCTTTGTCTTATTAATCAATCAAAAATCAATACAATCATGGCAAAAGCAATCAACTTTGAAAACATTACACTACGTTCTGAAATATCTTCTCGTGGTGGTGGTGTAGAAATTAGCTTGGACACACTAGGCTTTAAAAATGAAAAAATGTCTGCATACCAAAACTACTTGGGTGGTGGACTATTAGGTAGGGTACAAGCCAACAACACAATACAAGCCTATAATAAGCCTTGTACCGATAAGCAAAAAGCTAAATTGGACAACATAGCCGAACAACTAAAAAAATACTTCCACAGCCTTACAAACCCCGATACTGAATGGGAGGGACAAACATACGAAAAAAATCAAAATATGCCTACAAGTGCATACTAAAAAATGTTGATAACTTTATAAAAAAAGGCTTGGATAATTCAAGCCTTTTTTTTATCTTTGTCTTATCAAAACAACAAGACAATGAAAGCTTTTACTATCAAAATTAGCAAAGAACAAATTATCAAAATGAATAAAGCCTCTAATAGACAAGCTTCTATTGACGCTAAAATTCCTAACTTCAGTCACAAGGTACACAAAACAAAAAAAGACTACAACAGACAAACCTCAAAAAAAGTTATGTTTGATTAAAATAAATTTGGAAAGTTCAATTTTTATTCTTATCTTTGTATCATTAATCAATCAAAAATCAATCAAAATGAAAGAACTTATCATTCTCAAAGTAATCCTTTTAGCAATAACTATTTTATGCGTATTCATTTTTATTTAAAAATAAATTTGGAAAATTCAATTTTTATTCTTATCTTTGTATCATTAATCAATCAAAAATCAATCAAAATGAAAGCAATCTTCTCAACACTAAACCAAGCTCGTAAAGAAATTCCTTCAGAATTTTATGGTGGTATCGTTTTTTTAACAACCTTATCAATGTTATTCTATATCTCAATGTGGTTATTCAACTAAAAAATAATTAAAAAAAGATTTGGAAAAGTCAATTCTTTTCCTTATCTTTGTCTTATTAATCAATTAAAAATAAATAATTATGAAAAAGTACCTTGTAATCGTTATCTTATTAGTAGCCTTTGTATGCAATGCCAATGCACTTGATATCAATGGCAAACATCATCACAAAAAATGCAAAGGGTGGGGCAAAGCAATGATGAAACCAAAACATAATTGGAAAAACTACGTAAAACATCGTTAAAAATAAATGAAAAAAGATTTGGAAAAGTGAAAACTTTTCCTTATCTTTGTTTTATTAATAATTTAAAACATATACCAATGGAATTAATTAAAGAACAAATTGAAGCCTTGAAAGAAACTCATGAAAAAATAAGAAGTATTCTTATTGATTATGGTAGTGAAGAATTTGGGGATTGCATCATTGATGAAATTTGTGTTGCAGTAGGAATACCACCAACAAGTGTTTATTACGATGAAAAATAATCATAAAAAGATTTGGAAAAGTGAAAACTTTTCCTTATCTTTGTCTTGTTATCAATTGATAACGGGACGTTGTTGAAACGGGAGGTATACTCCGACCTACACTATATTCTAACTTATCAACAATCCATATGTGGATAATTTCAATTAAAAATAATTGCAGAAAAATTTGGATAATTCAAAAATTATACCTATATTTGTATCATCAATCAATCATTAAAAAACATAAAAATGAAAAACGTAACTGAAAAAGAACTTGCACAAATTTTGTTTGATGCAAAAATTACCAAAGGTATGCCTACATTTGCAAGTGTATTGCAACAAACACTACCTAAATGCCTTGTAAAAAGTCGTACCAATAACGATATCAAAAATCCTTATCAATCTATCTTAAAGCAATCAAGGGTATCTATTTTGCTTAATAGCGAATATGAGAAAGCAGTTACCAATCAATTAGCAAAAGAGGGCAAACAAGCTACTGACTACATCAAAGGCGAAAATACAATGCCTATTACCTTTGGCGAAAATAACCAATTTATAGGTATCTTTAATGGCGAATTTGTACTACAATACCGACCTAATGATAATGTATTCCCACAAACAAAATACTTTGCTGATGGTGTGGAAACTGATAAAAAAACACTTGTTGACTTTTTACCTACCGAAAACAAAGCTACCAATCAAGGTACTGAACGTGAAATACTTTGGAGAAAATTGTACCTTAAAAATGTACTTGAAATTGCTTTGTTAGGAGAAACTTACAAAGTTATAAGATACTAACACAAATTAAGTTACCCACACCTAAAAAATGTGGGTAACTTATTCCCTTTTTATATGGATATGTCAATATAAATGCTTATCTTTGTCCTATACCCCCCCCTATACCACCCCTCCCCCCGTTTTGGCTTGTTACCCCCCTTATATAGCCCCCCCGTGCTAGCCTTAAAAAGGGGGTATGATGATGTTCGTGAATTTTTTTTTGGAAAAATTTTAAGGTTAAAAATAGGGTTTATGTTATATCTTATATAATTCTAATATTTTTTTAGCAAAACAAATTAATTGTTCTTTAGTTGCTGAGCTTTTCATTTTATTAGCCAATAAAGAAATGATTTGTATATTATCTTTAGTATAACCAAGTTTAGGGTTAATTTTATCTATAGATGCTGAATCATCAAGTGCTATATTATTATCATACACTAAAGGAATATTTAATATTGGACAAATTTTAACTAATTTAATATCTTCACTAATCAAATTAAAAAAACAACCCATCTTTTTTGAGTTGCTACTAGCATTGGCACATATTTTACCTCTTGCGTTAGTTTTAGAAACACCACTTCTACATGTTTTCATTATATCAATTGTTTCACCATATTCGTCATATAAAGTAATTATTTCGTTAACACCAATAATTTTTAATTCTTTTAATTTATTTGGATAAAATAATAATAATTCATATATTTCTTTTTCATATGTAATTGGTACATTAAAAATAATTTCACAATCAATTTCATTTATTAACATTTTATTATCATATTGATTGATTATATCATTAATAACATTATCTGGATTAGCAAAATATCTTAAATATATTTCTTGACCTCTACGTTTTAATTTTTTTTTAAATTTATTTTCCATATTTAGTTTTTATATAAATATACTAATTAATATTAAAAAGTCAAGGTATATTGTTATAAAATTATATACCCCCCCGTACCCGTGCCATATGGGGCTATGATGCTATACGTGAAATTTTTTCTGGGAATTTTTTGACCCTTGTCAAGGGGTACCCCTATTTTAAAAAAATTTTTTTTCCAGAAATTTTCGACTTAAAAATTCAGCCACCCCTATTTTAAAAAAATTTTTTCCAGAAATTTTTCTGGGGATTTTTAGACCCTTATGGAATATTTATTGGTATGGGTCGATACAATTATACACGAGCATTGGACAAGTTGACACACTGGGGTCATAATGAGGGTTATGAGAAAATAATTTTTGACCACAATGATGTTTCGTATATTGATTGGAAGACAAAGACACTCAACACTCCATTGGAGATAAAGATACAAGGCAAGTATCCAATAGAAATCAAGGTTTACATATTATTGCATGAGTTGGGTCATCACATATTGAGGAAGGATTGGGATGAGTTTACAAGGGTATTGCCAATTTCCGCATATGCTGAGCATGTTCATTTTTTCAAGAATGATTCAAAATACAAGCGTAGGGTCAAGTATAATGTTTCGTGTATGGAGGAGGAGTTCAAGGCATGGGATGAGGGTTATAAATTGGCTTCTATATTGGATATAAGGATAGATGATAAGAAGTGGCAAGATTTTAAGTCCAAGTGTCTTATGAGTTATATGCGATATTATTCAACAAAAAAACCCTAAATATTTGGAAGTCTGAAATATTTTACATACCTTTGTATCAAAATAAATAATACTTATGAAATTATTAACTCAACCTAGAATTCCCAAGGATATTACACATCCAGTAAAGAAAGCCAAACGATTCAAGAAAAAGGCTATTGACCCCACTGAAGAGGTAAAGTATACTCTTATAAAAGAATCTGACAAAAAAGAGGTCAACGAGTTGTTTCGTATATATAAAGAGGACCCATTTAAGGCTAGGGTCAAATATCACAACAAGGGCAAGGGGTATTTTCATTTTACCAGATTGGTATTGTTTGAGTTTAACAACGATGAATTTGAGATATGTCAATTTAGTGTACAGTTTGGTATAAGCACTACTAATAGAATATATTCATCACAGAAGAAACTAGCCAGTATATCTTACAAGAAGGGCAAGTTTTGGTATATAAACAACCGTAACAAAAACAAGTCTATACGTCCATTGACCTATGGAGGCTTCATTTCTTTCATTCAAGAAAGCGAAAACCTTTATACTTGGAATAAAGAGGTTGGTAGTTTTACTGAAAAATCTGAAGTCTT